AGTATTACGCTCTCCCCACAATTTTAACTCCTCTGAATTATCGCCATATCTTTTAACTACTTTAGATCTATCTGCCTGATATTTCTATATATCTGTATCATATTTGATATGTTTTGATACTTCTTCATTAAAAGCTATAAGTTCTTTGGCTATTAGAGCGTCATCACCTGTCTTTTCACTTCCATCCAAATTATATGGATTTGCTAACATCTTTTTTTGTTTACGCAATTCCTATAGTTGATTATATTCGGATGCACTTAATAGATTATCATATTCTATGCCATCTATAGTAATAGGATTGGTAATGTTATCTATATAATTCTATATCTCCTATTGAGCATCTCTAGTTTTCTATGACAACATCTTATTTCTAAGTGTATAGTATTCTGATACATATTTTCTATCAGCGTGATCATTGTACCACTTATTTATACTATCAAACCACTTTTTCTATATATCCTAATTTAGGGGTAATTCGTACTAACCATTAGAATCTTTAGTTATTCCTAATTGTTTTGCAAGTTTATCTAAGAATTGCTTCTTTGTACGATTATACTTACCCTAATTTATTCTAGTTACTCTATATCCAGTATAACTACCATCATCGTCTCTCTCATAAAGCAATTTCTATACGTCATTCCCATATTTTTCCTTTGCTTTATTCAGTGCTTTTACTAATCTAATGCCTACTTCTAAAGTTTGTCTATCCGTAGCGTTCTTCACATCATTCAACATCTTAGCAATAGCTTGCTGAACAGCATTATCACTATTAGTAGCCATTCCAAACCAATTCATAAATATACTTGAATCGTGTTTAGGATCATCTAGCCAATTAATAGTACCCTAAATGAAACTATCAGGCATGCCTTGTTGTGAAAGGTATTGACGTAAATATTGATATCCCTTACTTTTGAGAACATTTATAAATTTATTGTTCACAGTAGTTATAGACTAGGACATTTCTGCTACTAGATTAATTACATCATCATAGTTATCTATTCCTTTAAATATATCTGTAGTATCAACAATATATTGAATATTATCTATTAGAGGTTTATAAAACCCTACATAATCATTAGATAATTGTCGTATCTACTTAGCATTAATTTCTTCTATAGGCTTACTTAAGAAGTTCTTACTATCGTTTATAGAGTCTCTAACATGTTCTAGAAATTGGATTATACCTTGTTCAGTTTCTGACGTAGATAATTTCTATATTAAGTTTTGCAGATCTCTCCATACTTTGGGATTTTTGCTAGAATATCTTTTGATAGCATTCAGTCTATCTTTTAATCCCTTCTGTATTTTTGTATATAGGTTAGATATCTCCTCTAATACTCTAATTTCGTCTTCAGTGAAAGTTTTGAAGTCAGTATTATCATAACTAACACTTGATGTAGTTAATACATCCTGCATGTAAGGTTCGCTATTTTCATCAAGTGTATAATTATTTATATTATTTTGAAACTTATTAGAGAATATTTTTGCTTTCTATAGTATGGCTTGTTCTCTATCATTATTAAAATGTTCTAATAATTTATTAAATAGAAGAGAAGGCTCCCCATTCGGAGCCTTATCTATACCATGACCATTATTCATATCCCAGATAGTATATGCAACTTCTGGTACAACTTTCTCTAATTCCTTCCATTCTGGAAGGTTTTTATTTGGACATTTATACATATTATCTGGTTATTATAAATTACATATGAATTTTCTTAATGCTTCTTCAAGTTTATCTTGTGTATCAACTTTATTATCTGTCATGAACTATGCGAATTCGTTTAAGTAAGTCTATCTTTCTTCTGGAGTAAGATCTTCCATTTGATCAAGTACTTCACTTATTCTTGAATTTCCTTGTTCGTATAGATCCATTAATTCAACACCGGTTAACGGTAAGTTAGATGGGAATAGATCTAGTTGCTAAGTAGAATTGTTAACCAATTTAGAAAGAGGTCTATACTGATTCCCAGCTTTCTCATATTCCTCGATTGGAATTATTTCTGGATGAGTTTCTACCGTCATATTATACGTGTCAAGTTCACCATATTTTCCCTGCATCTTTTTATCACTCGGCTTTAAACCAGTTAATCTTGCAAACACGATGGCTCCGTCATCAAATGATAATACGAACGGCTTATTCTTTGCGTTCTAGCCACCAAGCTAATTATATATATTCTCGGCTATACTTATAGGGATATTTATGGTGATTTCAGCAACTTCTTCGTAAGGTTTATTTTCTAACTATTCATTTACTTGATTCATTACCTTATTACCAATAAATTTATTTAGTGATACTCGTTGAGTATTATCACGGAACCATCTTTGTGCAGTTCTGGTTTTGTTCCAATTATTGTAGACCGTTGAATCAAAGTTATCAACCAGTGTATTGAGACTAGCAATTAAACTATCTTCAAGTGTAGAATTATGCGATATACCAAATTTATCAAATAACTTAAATATAAGATCTTTAATATTTGAAATTAACTCATCTAGTAAATTGTGTTTGCTTAGTATCTTCCTAAAATTAGGATTCGCCAATTCAGCAATCATCTCATACTTAGATGTAAGCCCGTAATAGTCATTATTGTCTGAAATTATACGTCCCATAAATTCGGTATAGTTACCTTTCTCTTTTTCCAATAATGTCTTATAAGCAGCTTCTATTGTTTTTACTACAGCCTGAACATCAGCAGGCATCTCATCTGCATTATCTATGGCATAGGAAGTAATAACATGTATGTATTCGTGAAGTAGTAAATAATTTAAGGTCTTACCAGTCCCATAAAGATAAGACTCATAATCGTTTCGTAGTAATATACGATTATTATCAGAATCATACTGTGCCGTAGTAGTTCCCTAAACCAGTTGACTAGGGTCTACTAATACTGTCTAAATACCTAATTTATTGACCAAATCAAATACTTTAGAAGCTACTTCATCAAAGTTTAATTTCTTAGATGATTTATTCTAAAACAAAGTTTTATTTTCATTTACATTTTGGTATGAAGTTTTATTTACATAGTCAATCGTAGGTTCTTCCTCTTCCTCTAATACTTCTCCAGTTACTTCATCTTCCTCTAAAGTAGAAGAATTATCCATATAAACTCTATCTTGTTCAGCTATAGCATAATTCATATCAGAATAACTGGGAAGAGATGTTATTAAATGTATAGAATTACCTATCTTATCCCATTCTACTTTATCGAGTTCAGAAGCCATATCTGCTAAGGATAAAGGATTATTCAGAGCTTCTCTATAATCCCATTCATTTTCTTTATTGAAATCGAATTGAGTTTCTCTACCATATTCGACAATAGTATGCCCCCTGTGTTTGTATCCTTTTTTACTAACAAGACCATATATAGGAGTGTACTGCATTTTTCCTGTAAACTTTCCAGTACTTTTATCTACTTCAGCTTGATCAGTAAAACCTATTAGAGTATATACATGCCAATTCTTAGTATCAAAACCCTTACCATCTCTCATTTTGATATATGGTGGAAACATCGGATATGATCTTACTACAGGATTACCTAATGCATCTATTACAGATACTTTAACCCAATTTATTGGTTTTATATCAGAATATTCTGATCCTACTCTTTTTCCAACAATTATATTAGGAGTTGCCTATTCGTTTAGTTTAGCTTGTATAAACGGCATTCTATTTTTCCCTCCTTCCATTTCTACAGGTTTAACTAACAAATCATTAGTCCAGTTATTCAAGAATAGATCCGCCTTGTCTTTGTAACCTAATTGAGACTCATTAATAAGCTGTTCCAATTTACTTTGTACGAAATCAGTGTAACCTATTTCTTGTCTATAACTATTTGGTAGATACTAGAAGAACGAATTCATAGTAAAATTATCTCCGGATGTGTAAAATGCATAAACTGCCAAATCTCTAGCTAACCTCTTAACTTCTGGAAGAGGATCATCTAATAGTTCTCTCCAATAATTTATAAGATTGTTACCTTGTGCTTGATCTGCACTAAGTAACTCGGATGTATCTATGAAATCAATACCTTCATTATCTATATTTGGTATTAAATATTCTAAGAAATCATTGTTTATACTACCATTGGGATTCAACAAGTATTGATAACGTTCATCTCCTTTCAGTATCATCGTTTTGAACTTATTAAGGCGTTTAGCTATAGTATTATTACCTCTAAACATTCCTTCTACATCAATGTTATTGTCTTTTACATATTGATTAAAGAATTCTGTTTTTAATTGAGACTCCATACCAGATATGATAGGATTTAATAACTTAGCGTTAGCGTTATTCTTTCTTCCAAGCAATGATAATACTGCATTATATTGTTTTATGAAGGTATTAGTATTTCTGAATAATAAATTAGAGAATATACTAGCCCCAAACGGTATACTATTTTCAGTCTTTCTTCCTATGAATGTTTCATCGTAAAATCTTTGTACTTCCCCTTCTTCAAAAACTATATTTTCTGTCAAATCTTTCATACCATTATAGTATATCTGCTATTCAGCAAAAGACTTACCAGTCTTTTTAGTATCTACTTTAGAATATTTCACAAGATCGGCTAGACCGTCAGCGTACGGTTTTAGAGCTAACCAAGCATAGTACATTTTTATTTGTTCTCTGTTGAATTCAAAGTCATTAGGATGTAATAGTAATTCTCTAGTATAAGATGTTTCTTTGCCATCTACTATTTCTGTTTTAAATAGATCTTTATATTCTTCTGCCATTAAATCTGTCTTAGTATTTATATACTAATATCTAGATCTATGTCCTCCAGTAGGATCGTATTTATCTAGCACTTTTTTAATAGCTTCTTTCTCTAATTGAGAAGGAGTTTTAGTTCTATCTACACCATACTTACCTTTTGTCTTAGCAACTTCTTCTGCTATTTCTTTGAATATAGGTTGACCTACAAAGTAAAATGTCCATTTTCCTTTACCGGTACGTAATAAGAAGTTTACCATATTATAAGTCCAAGAATTAACATTTAATCTTACAATGTAGGGATCTTTGGCAATATCAACAAAACCATTAATCATAGCAGATAACCAGTCAAGAATACGTCCTCCTTTAGGAGTTCCTGCTGTAGGATAATCATATATTCTTCCTAGATCTATTATATCTAATGCTCTAGTAAAGTCATTATCAACCATTTTTAAATTAGTAAGCTGTGTAAGTATATGGTGTGCATTGTTCAATGCAAATGGTCCAATGCCGGCTTTACCGCCAGTATATTCAGCTTTTCTAGCTTCTTGATAAGTAGGAGTATATACTTCAAAAGGTTGAACATGGTGAACTTCTCTATTACTTTCTATGTCTTCAAGTACCTCCTTAGTATTTTCAGTAGCATTGTCAATAGACAGTTTTAAAGAATTGAAATTATCCTAAGTAAGGAGTACTTTCATATAAGCGTCTAATATTTCATTCTTATACGAATCTATGACTTCATCAAGTTTTAATGCAGTTCCCTTAGTAATTTTTCCACCTAATTTATTATAAGCAAATCTGGCTACGTATAGCTTATCAATATCAAAGTCAGAACCGGTAAGTTTAGTAAATCCTTCTGGAAGCATAATAGTATCTCCCATAATTTCAGGAAAAACATCTACAAATCTAAGAGCAGATATAGATGCAATAGATTGAGTAGGAATACGATAACCTATTGCATTTGCTGTAGCTTCTGATCCGATTATCTTCTTATCAATTAACCATTGTCGTGCCTGTCTAAATGTCATTTTTTCGTAGTTAGGTATAATATGTTTAAATAAATTTATACTTACTACAGAATCCATAGAACCCTCTTCATTATTCATCTTTAAGGCTCTACCATCATTAATCATATTAGCTGTAATAACTTTAGTAGAAGTAGCTTCTATACCAAAGGCAGATCTTTGAATAAATGCTCCTCCTGGCATAGTCACATCAATAATTATTTTATTGATCATAGCTATAAATCTACTTTCTATCCACTTATTGTCAGATAATGCTGATAAAGGTATTACAAAAGCATCATCCTTAGTCCTTAGACCTGTTAATACATTATCGTTAGCATCAGATTCTCTAGCATCTTGATAAAGCATAGTACCTAACTTGGTTATATTTACTTTGCCGTCTTTGGTAAATAGTTCTGATGCTAGCTATTGCTTACCCATATCAGATAACTTATTAAGAGATTCCATTACTGTATTCTTAATATCTCTACCAGTCACCTAATTTCCCTCCTTACCATACATATCATTCATACGAATATTAGACAAGTTTACTTTCATAAATTGTGTACCTGCCATTTGTTCTTCGTGCGTATGAGGGTTAGTAGCTAATTGCTGGCGTAAATACTTAAATTTCTATTTATAAGTTACTAGGTTATTAAAATCATTTAAAGTATTTCCTTCTCCACTAATAAGTTGATCTGTTATACTAGCAGATAATACTGTTTGACCATCTTTAAGTTCTATTTCACTGTCTTTAGCTTCTCTATAAGCTTTCATAGGAGATCTAGAACCTACTTTTACTGCAGAGTCAAACATAATCATATCTATAGGATTTTCTGGATCCATCATACGATCATACATCGCTTTGGTATCACCTGTAGCAATAGATTTAAACAATGGAAATAGAGCCATTTTATTAAAGTAAGGTATTCCTAATCCGTCTATTTCATTAAATCTAGTACCAAATGCCATATACTTCATAGCATTTAATATAACCTTGTTGGCTTTAGCATATAATTCTGGATCAGATTCCCAAGTATCAGCAGTATTATCATCAGTAAGAATATCAAAAGCTTCTTTTACTTCTGTAGACCATTCTCCTCTCATTCTAAGAAGATCCCTAGTCATAGTAGGGCTAATATATACAGCAGCATCTGCTACATTTATTCCTTCCTTATAACTGGCTACTTCTACTTTTGCTGCTTGTTTGGCAACTTTAACAGCATCAGGATATATTTTCTCTATTTCTTGTATGCTCAAATGTTTTACTTTATCCCACGCCGCTTCACCTTCTAATTCTTGTATAGTTTCTTTTATATTGCCTCTAGTAAATAGACGTTCAAACTCGTAGTACTGCTTATCTTGAATTTCATGATCTTTTAATTCTGCTACTACGTATTCCTATCTAATAGGATTGTTATTAAAATCAAGTCTATTATTTAATCCTGTAGAAGTCAATGCACCCAAACGTTTGATTTTATCAACCGATGAATCAATAATGCCGTTTTCATCATATTTTACTTTGTAATATGCAGGTGATCCATTGAATAATTTTTCTATTTCAGTTATAGATATTATACTATTAATAGTATAGTCAGCAATCATGTCGAATATAGCATATCCTTCAGCATTATTAGGATCTATATTAGTATATGCCTTTGTACGTTCTATTAGTTCATTATCATCTAACAATGAGTTACGTAAACTCCATATACTATTATCATCATTACCAGTAATAAGTCCTAATTTTTTAGATGTCTCTATTTCTTCTTTTACTCTACGATTTATTAAATCACTTAAGAACATTTTTTGAGCATCTTTAGGAGCATTAAAGAAATAGTCTTTTGCTAGTTGTAAACATTCTTTAGCAGACTTTCTAGGGTCGTTAAAGTTAATAAATTTACCATTTGCATATACTCCTGTCAAGAATAAGAATCTTGCTCCATTACCTTCTAATTCAACTGTATGTTTCTTTCCATATTTGTCTGTATACTTATAAGTATTAGGAGTATGGAAATTCTTGATTCTTCTATTTGGTTCAAGCCAATCATTGTTGATACTTCCATCTTCATTATAATGTATATTGTTTTCCTTGTCATAATGAGCTGGATCATCATCAATTTGTCTAAGACATAATTCTATCTAACTTAATTCATCTTGACAATAACCTATTAATATATCTAAAGACTATTCACCATACTACGCATAAGTACCCTATTGGGTTATTGTGAAATTTATTCGTTCATGCGGTAATTTAACTCCACGTAAGAAATGATATGTTTTCTTATCGGCTACTGTAGGGAATATTATTCTATCATCCATTACAGCTGTCATTTTAGCTATATAATCTTCTCTATCTGTAATTCCAAAATAATCTCTACCAGAATCATATGAAGTTTCATCTTTGAAATTGATGAAAGTTTCTACTTGAATATTTTTATTACCCTACGATATAGCATTAAGTATAATAGAATGTTGATTATAGTTAACAGAACGCAAATCCTACAATACCTACGGATCTGTAATCATTTCTTGAACCCTATCTTTTACGAAATTGTTCTGCGATACCATGTAATATGTGTTACCATCAGGACCATAGCTACCTAGACCTTTATCTGTAGAATGTACATAAGCATAGTAATTAGCTAAAGTCTTTACATAACCTACATTGCTCCAAATAGACTTGGGGGATACAGTTTTACCACCAATTATTATATCCGACAGTGTATTATCAAACTTAATAGCACTGTTTATAGTGTTTAATACTTCTGTAATCTTATCTAAACCTCCGAAGTTATTAATATTTACAACAAACGAATTTAGTAAAGTATAAGAATCTGCTCTAGGATTACCATAGTCTCCTGATAATAGCATTTTATTGATTGTAGGTTTATCTATACCTATACCTACTGCCTAAAGATAAGAAACTATTCTATCTTTTAACCATTCTTGATTCATAGGTATATGTAAATCAACATCTCTATCTCCTACCTTTAGTACTCCTTTACGGTTCATAAAGGCAGTTCTAATAGCAGTTAGATTATCTATTACCAATTTTAAATATTTTTTAGCATCTGGATCAGCCACTATTTTACCATCTTTATCGTATTTGAATAATCCAGAATTAGCAAATAGTGACTATGACCATACCTTAGGATATTTTATAGCTTTAATATCCACAGTATTGTTTACTAAAGATGCTTTAGTGAATCCTGTGTCTTTATCTTTACTTATCTTAGCAGTAATAAAGTTATTTATATCTGAAGTTATTACAGTTTCAAGTTTGGTGAGTAAGGCTTCAGCATCAGTTGCTACTCTTATATCGTCTGAATTAGATTTCTATATCTCATTACCTAGTTTTAACAATAACGACATATAGAATGAGTCATTCTATGCTAGTATGTTTACTTTATCGAATATATTAGTTATAGTACGACATCCAGATAAATCTTTTAATACATTATTCCAAGCCTAATTAGAATCTACAAAACTGGCAAAATGTGTAACATCATCTATCTTAGTTTGATAATTTCCATCTTTTCCTCTTTCCATCATTGGTATGGTTTGAAAGAAGAATTTAACTTCAGCTGGAGCATTATCTTTTATAGATATATTCATACCTTCTACAGTATGTTGTGCTACATCTATGCCTTCCTATACCTCTTCTATTGTACTTAGATCTTCAGAATTTCTATCTATAGTTCTAATACCTAATTGTTTTAACCTAGTAGATATAACCGGTGCAAATATAGTATCGAAAGTATCTACTACCTCTGTCATAGTAGGAGATGGAAATTTATTTGCCTAAGCTTGTACTATTAATTTTAATCTTTCAAACGTAGGTTTACTTTCCTTGAGATCACTATAATTTATATATTTACCTTCAGCAAAAGCTACATTAAAGAAAGCATAAGTAAGACTCTTAACAATATCGTCGAATTGTTTATACTTAGTTATGGTTTTAAATTCATGTCCACCTATTTCAAAATTAGGTCCTTCTCCTCCATAGATACTTCTAAATCTATCTACATTACTTTGATTAGGAGTTATACCTACATATTTTCCTCTGTTGATGTTAGAATATATTTTAGCAAGGGCATACTACCCTGTTCTAGCCCACAACTTTATAAAGTTCAATATCCTTCTAAACCAATTTTTAGTATCAAAATCATATTTGTTTGATTCATCGAGCATAAATTCTCTGAACTGTTCTGCAAATATTTCATCTAACTAGGAATCTTTTAAAGCAGATTTATTCTTACGATTATATCTGTCATATATCTTTCTCCTATCTTTTTCTGATATAAGTAGTTGAGATACTCTATGCCAAGCTTCGTGATATTCGGTACCTCTAGGAGCATCTCTATACAATAAAATAGAATCTTCTGTTACTCTACCGACTACACTAGTACCAGATTCAGTGACATCTATCACAGTATTTGTTATATCAGGAGTAATACCAAGAGTATTTTCTATCCATTCTTTTGCTTGTTGAGCATCCATTTTATCTTCTTGATTATACTCGATATTCCAGTTAGTGTCAGCATCTACTGTCATATTAGGACCTCTTCTTTTCTTACCATCTAATATAGCATAGATATCTGCTAAGTTCATTGAAGCTTTATTTCCAGAGATATCTGTATATTCTATAACTTTTTCTCTTATATTATCTTTAACAGATTCCTATAGTTTCTGATTAGCTTCCTATTGAACTTGTTTTACAGTCTTGTCTACAAGTCTAACGTCGTCTACATATATATTGGCATCTTGCAATTGATCGGCTATATCAGTTAGAAGTATACCTTGTTTAATATACCAGCCCAATACACTTATTCCTTTAGGATTACCCTCTAGTCCAAAATCTTTTCTAGTAAATTCTAATTCTCCAGGTATAATAGTTATCCTTTCTACATCACTATTTTTAAAGTAAGAATACAATTGTTCAAAGTGAGGATCTCTATCTTGTGATTGCAAATCACCACCTAAATAGTTCTTATTAAGACCGTCCTCATCAATATTATAATGAAAATTATCCATTATATATTGCTTAGCTTTATTTCTTATAGTTTCATCGGTAAGTAAGTCATTTACTGTATAAGTAGTAGTTCCTATTACGATGTTTCCGTTTTCATCCTCAAAGAATTGTTTAGTTAATCTTTGTTGTATCTGTTCTGGAGAGTATACCTAACTATTAGGATTAGCTACAGTATGTGTACCAAAATTAACTAAGAATTTTAATAATTCTTTAGGATTAATAGGTGTCTATACTCCATTTGCATCTACGTACTGACTTTGATTACTTAATACTAAGTCTAGTATAAGATCAGCTATTTTAGGTGAATCAGAGAATTTCTTATAATTAAGTATTACTGGTTTATCATATACTGTACCATCATAATTTGTAGCTTTAATAATCCATGCTGGCTTACCCATAGCTCTACCATTATATGATAATACTCTATTCCTTAGTCTTATTATTCCTTTTCCTGCTGGACCTGTAGTAATACCTACTTCAGTATTTTCAGGAGTTATCTCATATGGATCTTTTACTGTTAACCATTTAGATTCAGTTAATGGTCTATTTTTTGGACTACTGTCACTGTTCTTTTCATTAACAATAGAACCAGGAGTTCTACGTAATTGTGTAGGAACTACTTGCAAATTAGGATTAGTCTATACTTGCTTGTATAATTCTGTTATCTTATTTCTAAGATCATTTAAGTTATTGACTATATATTGTTGTTGGTTATATGGTAACTTATTAAATTTACCGGATCTATTAGCATATAATCCTTTACTAGTTCTAACTGCTGCAATATATTTCTTTCCTTTGTAATTAAAGATAGCATATATAGCATCTTCTATCTATCCTTGAGGATTAGTATAAGGTTTAACTTCAAAGTATACCCCATTATTTTCTACCTCTTTCAGAAAGTCATCATTAGCACTTACTTTAGAAAAGTCTTCATTGTTCAGATAGTCCTCCATACCCTAGAACTTCTTGTAAGTGACTACTGTCCACTTACCATTTGCATCCTGGGTAGTGTTACTTAATCTATAATTGAGTTCATGAGAATATGGATCTAACTATTGATCGTAAGTTAAATCTTTAGTAATACCGTCATTTGTCTTTGGTTCTGGCTCACTAATAGGAGCAGAAGTATCTTCTGGAGTCTATGGTTCAGAATAAGCTGTATCTAAGGCCTATGCAGCGTCCTGACCAATTAATCCTCCCAATAAAGAGCCAAGAGATGGTAGGTCTTCCATCTTAGCTGGTTCTTCTTCTTGAGATTTCTGAGCAGGCTCTGCTTTGGGGGACTCTGGAACATTAACTGGAGTCAACGCATCTTGTTGTTCTGTTATCTTATGTTCCTTATCCTTGATTTGAAGTATTTTTTCATGTATGTACTATTCACTAGATGATACAAATTCATTGTAAGATGTTATAATATCTTCTTCTAGCTGTAATGCTTCTATCTTCTCTTTTACTAAATTTACTAGTTCTTTTGCTCTAGATGAGTTCCCATTAGCATATACTTCTTCTTCTAACTAATCTCTTGTATTAATTAGATCCTCCCATAAATCAGCTCTTTCGTCTTTAGAGAATTTAGGGTCTTGTAGTATAATAGATGCAGAAAAAGTATTAAACTTCTTAGCGTTTGGATTTATTTTATGGTATGCCTCTCTTAAAGCTTCTGTAGCTTCATTGTATGCTTGCCCATATATATTATCAGCATTTAATACTTGTTTATTATTACCTCTTTCATCTCTTTCTTGCTTGAAGTATTTTCTCTGAATCCACTCTGCAGCATTTCTAGTATCAGTGATAGACTAAGGTTCTATTTCTTTCTATTGTTCTGGTTTAATAGGTTCAACTTCTACTGGAGCAGTAGTATTATCTACAGGTTCTGCCTTAATATCTTCACTTTCTTCTATTACTTTTTCCTCCTATTTTCCAGAGTAAGAATCATTTAATCTCTAAACAAATTCTTCATCCCTATTTTCTACTCCTTTCCACTTATCTATTCTAGATTTAATCAACTTTTCATCCGTAGAGTTCATGATAGAATATTCATTCTAAGCTCTATCTAGATCTAATTTAGCTAGAATAGTTTTTTCATATGCATCATTAAGATCCTAGTGTACTTTAGGAACTTCTAACTATTCATCTTTTATATTAGTATCTGGTAAATATGCTTTAAGATTATTATATTGCTCTTCTAGATCTTTTATATGCTAATTTAACATTCTAGAAAAGTAATTAACATCAGATTTATTTACTTTAATTCCAGTATATCTTTGAATTTCATCTAATTTATCAGAACTATTAAATACATCGTTAACTAATTTTCTAGATGCTTCTAATTCTGCCTATGTTTTTATTAGAGCTCTAATATTAGCCTGTTGATCAATACTTAAGTTTTTATTTATGTTAAGAATATGTTCTTGTACTTCAGGACTATATAATATATTATCTGCTTGAGATACGTAATCACTATATAACCCTCTAGCATCGTTGTATTGTTCATCATGATGCTACTTTAAAGATACAAATATATCATAATCTTCAGTTCTAGGATCAATCCCTATTCTACTAGCCTACTGTAAAGTCTGTCTAGAAGTAAATGTATTATAAAACTAATTAGCCCTTTTCTTTTCTTCTTGTATTACAGAAGAATCTATTCCATCTATATTTGCCTATTCTAGATCATCAAAAGCCTGATAAACTGTGGCCCATTTTCCTTCTCGTATGCTTTTACTATACTGAATATTTTTACGTACTTGGTCCTTGCTAGCTATTCCATCTACATATAAACCTGCAAGAAATCTTTGTCCTGATATCTACCTATTAACAGGTTGAATAGAAGTAGCAGTACCAATAGCGCCGGTCATTATTCCACCAAGTAGTGCTCCTCCTTTAAAGTTTTCTAAAAACTCTTCGTCATCAGAATATACAGGATCCCAGGGAGTTATAGCAGCAAAAATAGATCTAGCACCTGTGCCTATGTTTTTAGCCCAACTTTTTAATAGGTTTGGATCAGAATCAAAATCTCTATTTATGTATCTCTGTCCTTTAATATATGAAATTCCTTCTTCTGCTCCTTCTAATGCGCTGCTTATTACTACTCTACCTCCTATATCTAATACCTGCTTTCTCCTTGTTAATCTTGGTAATTTATTAACATTATCTATACCGAAAGATACTATATCATCAATTCTATCTGCTAATTGTTCCTTTACTGTTCCATATTTGTTGGCTATTGTCTCTACAGTTTTTCCAGCTTTAGTATCTACTAATTTACTAACAAATTTAAGTCCTCTTACACTTCTAAACATACTGTGTAGAGGAGTAACTTCTAGAAAAGTCTGTATAATATCGCTTCCAGATAAAGCCATATTATCCATATATAAAGATTTTAGTCCTTCTAGGTTACTAATGCGTAGTTTATTGAATTTAACATTACTAACCTTCACTCTATCTGCAATTATCTAGTCATAGACATAATCGTCATCCTATAACTGTTCCGGAGTATACTAACCTGATTCTATCATATTCTACTTAGCTTCCTACAAGACAGATTTGCTTATATTGTCCTTATTGGCAGCATTAATTAAACTTTGTTTATAATTACTATAAACCTCGGCTTTAGATTCTTGGTCTCTAGCATTTACATTACCTACTATGGCAGCAATGCCACCGCCCACTATACCTAAACCACCGCCTACACCTCTAGAACTGACGGCTGCTCCTACTGTACTAACTAACTGAGAACCCATGCTAGATGCAGAAGAACCCAACAAACCAGGCAGTTTAAACAAGTAAGTATCTATATCGGTAAGATCCATACCTGGAGAACTCTTTTTCCTATTATAGTAGTCAGAATTCATTTTACTTTCCCAATACTCAGTAAAATTTTGATACTTTTTAGCTTGCTTTAAAGCTTCATCCCTTCTAGCTATTACCCCTCCTTCTTGTAGTGTTCCAGTGAGTAGTTTATCTATATTATCTATCTGCTATTGTGGGCTCAATGTAGTTAATCTTTCAGGAAATATAAAGTCTTTAATAGAGTTATTGTTAAACTCCTTATTCAGTAACTTATCATAACTAGGTTTAGTTTGTTCTATAATCCCATTAAGTTGATTTATATGCTATTCTTTCTATTCGTCTGTATTATTCCTATCTTCTTGCAGATTCAGTATATCATCGATAGCCTACAAATACTATTTAGCTCCTTCTAATGTTTCATAGTCCTTTTGTAGATATATATATTCGCCCAGAGCCGCTTTTTTACTAGCCTAATTTCTAGTTAAATTCCAGTCATAGAAAGCATTAGAGAACCAATTAAAATCATTAGGAGTTCCCTCATATGGTGGATTATGTACTACATTCAAATATGCATCAGTATCCACTTTAGGGCTAAACATTGCTTTAGCCCTATTATTATTTGTCTCAAAACTATCTACTAACGTATAGTCAGGTATCTTTTTCTTACTCATATGTCATTATTGGTTGTATATACTACGTACAGATTGTTCTTGCATTGCTTGAGCTTGGGTAGCTCCACCTACTCCTCTCTATGATGGTGAATTCTCTCTAAGCTGGTTTACTTGATACCAGTAATCTCCATTATTATCATCAGGTAATTGTCTATATACTTCTACTTCATAGAATGGTTCTCCATCTTCTCCATATTTTATTTCTCTACTACCAAAATTGTCCTCTAGAGCTCGTTTAGTAGACTATCTGGCGAATAAACTGGTTGGAGACAAATAATCTGATGGGGCATCTCCTTTTAGACTATGTAATATTCCGGTTCCTAATGTATTCTCTATTTCTTCAACCGGTATTCTTAACTTACCCTTTATGAGTTTGTTATTTCCAAGTTGTATTAAATTCTATCTATTTTCTGGAACAAATTGTACATCTCCCAATCTACCGTTTTCAACTAATTCTTTAAACGGGAAATCACTACTTCTAAATAATCCAGCGTCTCTCTTTACTTTAGATTGTCCAGTATTCGTAGCGAATTGAAATGCGGTTTCTGGTAATATGAATCCGTTAGAGTTATTAAACTGATATACTCCTACTTTCTATCCATTAGCCTAAGTATAATCTTGATATGTGGCACCTAACGATGTTAAGATAGGATCCTCTTTTATTAAAGAAGCAGTAGAACTAGCTTCATCTAAAGCATAAGATATTCCTCTTAAATATCCTTTTCTACTATATTCTTTAGATTTATTAGGATCATCAGATAATTTAAAGTTTGCAGCTTTCTAAAAATCTTCCTTCATAAGTTTTTGCATATTCTTTTGATACGAGTCAGACTGATACTATTGTGCTCTATTAGCAGCTTTTAGATAATTAATATAATCTTCATCACTACCACTCTTCTAATACTTGTCGTATTCTGCTTTAGCTATTGAAGCAAGATTTTCTATTTCTTTTCTAGAAGACTCTGGAATATTACTAAACTTAGGTACTACTTTACTAGACCAATCTGTTTCTAGCATTTGTTGTCTAGTAGGCATAACAGAATATGGTTGATTAGAACCAGCAGACATTCTCTATTTAGCCATAGCTAACCAGTATGGATCAATAGTTTCCTGTTCTACTATTCTATCACGTTGTGAATCTGCTATCATTGTAGTAAATGCTTCTTTTGCAGCGGCTTCATCTCCTCCAGCAGCACGTAATGCGTCTCTATAATACATTTGGCCCTATGGAGTAGCTATTAAGTCATTGAATCTAGCTTCAGCGATACCCTTCAAAGTATCATATGTAATTCCCTGTCTTTGATATTTAACCCCATCTTTATATACACTTTGTAAAGTACTTGGTTTAAGATTATCAAAATATACATTACTTAGCTAATTCGCATTCATCCACTCTAATGGAGATAGTTCAGTCATAATACCTTTACTAGAAGTGTCCCATAGATTAATGTTTATATCATCCCAATTTGGATTATACTTTCCTTGAGCCTTCATTTGAGCGATCATCTTTTGTCTAGCATTGAGATTTTCAGAACTTTGTTTTAACTAACTAAGAGTAGAGTAATCAATACTATTTATCATAGATTGTAATGAAGATCTATTCGCAGCATCTTTTAAATAATCTGGATTAGCTACCATTTGATTTATAGCATTCTAGAAATCTTCACTTCCGATAGTAATATCATAATATCTCTGTGTATCTATCTAAGAAGGTGATTGAAACTCACCAAATCTCTACAGTTGAGCTCCAAACTATTGAGCTGCTTCATCTATAGCAGCTTTCTAGGCTGCACCAATTCTATATAACTCTCCAAAATTAATCGGAGAGTAAGTATTTATAAACTGAGCCTATGCGGCTTGATCATACATATTTGCTGCCATATTATCCTCTTCTAAATTGTTTCATTAAATTAATATAATCTCCAGATTTATAAGCGGCCTCTAAGAATGGAGCATACGCTTCTAGCATAGCAATATCTCTATTTCTTTGATTTCTCATAAGTTCCTTATTCTAGAAGTAATTGCTTAATTGTGATAATCCTGCTCTATTAATGTTTCTAGAAGAAGCTCTACTTCTAGCATTTTGATCTATGGATAAATTTCTAGAACCAATGAATTGTTGTCCAAGATTATTTAAAGTATTTGCATAATCACTCTTATATTGATTATCTATGTTATTTTTCTGTGAATATAAATCTGATATAGCCTTGTCAGCAGCTATTTGACTCTATAGTCTATATGCTAAATTAGCTCCTGTGGTAGGATTGTATTGGGAGGCATTATAATTTGATATAGCTCTATTTTCTCGTATAGCTCTCTTAGCTGGTGCAATATCAAATTTTCTACCAGACATTGTTCTTATAATATTATCAGCATACGGATTGTATACAGCTTCAAAATTTTCTGGATTTGCCATTAGATTTGAAAATATCGGAGCTATTTGTGATATGTTAGAAGTGATATCTCCTAAAATTTTTCTCCAATCATTTTTATCTTTAGGAGGGTTCTCGTTATTGTTATCTTTTTTATTCTGATTATTTACTGTTGTAGAAACTAGTGTCTCATAAGGTATTACTTCATCTCCTACTCTTGATATAGCTTCTCCACTAAGATCTATTTCATTGTTAATGGGCTCTACTATAGATTTTCTATTAGGTTTACTTATTGTAGTACCGGTAGATCTTCTAGTTTTAGTTGGAGTTACAGATATGTTAGGTATATTTACAGAGTTATCGGTCGTTGTGCTATTGATAGGGGTTGTATAATCAGAACCTGATAACAACCAATAAGGTACTCCACCTCTCCATTCTCCACTATTTACCAAGTTATCTGATGCCAACGTTTTAGCAGCAAGAGAAGAGGCATTTGTAAAAAAGTTAGGTGTATTTCTTCTTGAAGTTGTTATTTGTTCATCAGGAACTCTACTCTGAATTTCATTGTCTAGATTAAGATCATTAGTTACAGCAGTGGGAACATTGATAGTACTGTATTTACCAGGAGTATATCTTGTAGAGTCATACACATCTTCCCAATAATTCCATGGTCTATACAATCTATCCGCAACTTTAACATATTTACCATTATTCGCTGCAGTAATTATGTCACCGTCTGCTGCTGCCTATATACCGTTCTTAACCTTAGATCTTTTATTCTTAGTTATTTCTTGAATAGTAAATAATTCATCGTGAATAGCCTAATCATTCATTTCATTAAGCATTGCAGAATTCTCTGCATATTTATCTTTACCTTTTGTCTTCTGTTTAGACATCAATCTTTTACCCATTTGTGCAAATGTTTCTTTACTTCCCGGTACTTTTAATGTATCACTTAATACTCTACTACCTTCCGGTAAATTTACTAAATTACTATCTGTTGGTTTTCCTTCCTCTGGAACTTCTAGTATATGTCCTTGAGGCGTGTTAATTAGTTCTCCATCGTCTACATATGCCATGCTAGAAGGAATCTAACCTCCAAACTCCATAGTATACACATTTTGATCATAATCTTCATCCCATTCCTACTGAGCTTGCGCTCCAATACTAGCTCCAATTCTATGTTGCCCTGCTAAAGTTTTAGCAGCTTCGTACCTACGTTTTAAACCCTTATTACTGATAGCTCCTCGTATGCCTGTGCCCAGAGTAAGAGTAGGGTCTTCATAGAATCCACCACCTGATATTTTACCTTTCTTACCTACTAATCCTGTAGCCAATCCTGCAGCTCCACCTACAATAGCTCCAACTGGACCAGCAACTGATCCCATCTGAGCTCCAGTAGCAGCACCTCCTATTACATTTTGTATTGATTGTTGTACTGCTTCTCCTTTAGTAGTAGCTGTAGAAGGACCGACTAACATACTGGCTATATTAGTCACACCTCCTATTATATCTGAACCTTTGCCTAATATATCTGTAATATTTATATTATTAGTAGAAGTAGATGTATTTCCAGTAGGTCCAAGAGATGCTCTTTGAGCAGCATTAGGACCGTACTTAGAAAAATTAGGTACTCCTAATAACTGTTCTGTCATCTAACGTTGCCAATCTACTCCACCGTATTGGTATTTCTTAATACCTTTAATTTTTCTTTTACTTTTCATGATTATACTAATGAGTATCTATATGTTGTATTAATATTTGGAAGATTGAAATTATGTTGATTATCACAATTAATAGTATAATCACATATCAAATATTTGCCTCTTAACCTACCAGGCAGTGATAATTCATCTTCATGAGTGTCTTCTCTACCTATAGCAAACCTATAAGTATCTTCTCTATAATCTATAGCATATCCTCCAGTTAGATAGTTTTCCTATATAGTACCAACCTAATTCTTAGTAGTAAACTTTGCATCTATTAACATGCTATTTATATCTCTGAACTAGCCACTGAAGAAAACATTATCAAATGTTTTAGTTACTAATGGATCTTTATTAACTACATATTGTAACTTAGACTACATAGTATTTAACGGAAAATCTGCATTTTCCATTATCTTATTATTGTATATATACAATAACTTATCAGAAAATCTGAGATGAGCTTTAGGATTAAACGTATAAAATGAAGTAAACCTCTAAGTATATTCATTAAATACTAGTACTGCATTATCGAAGCACATCTGTACTTCGTTAAATTTATTATCATATATGCTAGTACGTACTTGAATATCTGGATTATTATTCAAGTAAGTCTATACATTTTTTTCTTTAGATAACTTATGTATCCTATCAGAAAAAGAACATATCTCATTCTTATCCGTATCATACCAATATAGAGAAGCATCTGATGCTACTATACTCTAATCGTTAGATATAGAAGATCCATTATTAGTAGATACATAATCGTATCTAGTAAGGATTCCTCCAGTACCTAAAGTAAGAGTACTAACATTATTGTCTGTAATCAAAGATCTATCATTTACAGATGCTATTCCTAATGCAGAATCTTGCCAGAAGAATAACTTATCTCCGAAAGCTTTCATATTAGTAACAGGTCCGTATTGGCTATCTACTTCCATATAATTGGCAGGTTTAAACTAAGCCCAACTATCTGTAATCTCATTAGCAGTTTTAGTCTCAGAATAAATTATTTTGTTCGGCAATCTTAAGTTAGCCATAGAAGTAGTAGAATCTGCCGCATACATCTGTGTACTAGGCTATAATGAGTAGACATCGTTATATGCATAATACGGTTTAGTCTGATTAGAAAAACCTAAACTATGTATATAATTAGTTAAGTATGGATTGGGACAATTTCCTCTTTGTCTACTCATACTTTCACCATAAGCAAGATTTAGATTGATAGTAGTTTCTAACGGAATGTAATCACTTAAACTTACTTTAGTTTGTCTACTATCATACTTTCCGCCTCCTTGCCCATCTGCAATAGGTGATCCAGTTCTATGGTCTAATACTCCAAGATAAGTATCTCCTCCAAATACATAGTTAACATTACTATCTGCTTCAGATATTAACTTATATGATGATGTGGATATATACGTAGAATTGCTTCTAGCATTATAATTATTACCTCCATAAGGAACAATTCTCCTTTTTATATTTACTACAGGAGTTGAGAAAGGAGTATGATTATAGAAATTTATCAAGTTCTTAACCCCTTCTCCTACAGCTATCTTATCGTCTACAGCAATAGAATGTTGTCTAGGAAAATAACCATCTAGTTCTACTACAGCACAACTTCCGAAGTAACACATTTTTGCACTAAGCCAGTCAAACTATTCCTAGTTATTCCACATAACTCCAAAATTTAAATAGGAACGTGATCCTATGCCTCTATAGTAAGCTTGAATATTACCTAATTCTCCATTAGGTATAATAGGAGTAGTTATTGCTCTATTTATGTCAAATTGTATTCTATTTCCACCCTATAAATTCTGATAGTGAGTGATATACCTCTTTCCTATCATATTAACTACCATCTCGTCATCATCAGAACTATCCACATTAACCGCATTATAAAAGAATCCATCTTGTTTGAATATTGATCCTAAGAAACTTGGTTGAACGTAGGCAGTCTATGTGTTCATAGCATATGTCTGATACGGAGTCTGAAAATACTTAACAAAACCTTCTAACTTTATATTTTGGTTGTTTAATACAGGTATAGTTCTAGTAGTGTTAGGCATTCTAGTGTCACACCAATGACACAAGTCTAGATAAGTATTGTCACCTAATTCAGATATAACTTCATCGCCTGTAAAATCTATTTCTGGAGTTATTAAACTGAATATATTTTTAACTATACGATCCTAATTTAAATAAAGTTCTCCGTCTCTATAAGTAGTAGGTGCATCATAAAAACTAACACCACCGCATATAGACATGTTAGTATCTGTAACTCCAAGAGGTATTCTAGGTCTTGTGTCCATTTCACTTTTTAGCCATGTACCTGTAGTAGCATTAGGCCAAGGAAATGCAGTAGTATCAGACAGTATACCCTACATTAATACAGTTCTATCTTCTGCCGTTCTTTTGCATCTTACTATTTCGTATGCCACAGCTCCGTCCGGAAAATTCTTTATATTAAACTTAACCCCTATAGCTTTACCTATAAATTCCTATGTAATAGAATTAGTAAGATCTCCATTTACAAAATACATGTAAAAATACCAAGGAGATACTTCAAATGAATGCGGGAATTTGATATCTGCTATCCAATAAACAGGACTGGCAACATTCTTATTATTAAAAAATATTATACCAAATCTGTATATTTCGTCTCTCTAATACCCTTTATATTTTGAGTCTATATAAGGGTCACAATAATTGGGTATTCTTTGTTTTACTTCAGGATATTTTACTACAATATTACTACCATCACTAACCTGATATATTATTTTTCCTTCATCCTATTTTCTAGGTACACTCATGAAATTATAATCTAGAATAGTATCTAACACTATGTCTGTAGTTATAAACTCATAATCTATATTTAAGCCTGTGCCGCCTAATACTAGTGACTATTCTGAAGAAGATTTAAATTTATATTTTGAAACAGTATTATCATTAAGCTTATAATCTGATAAGTTTAATGGACATATACAATCATGTTTTTTATCTATAGATGATAATACCTACTTTAAAGTACTATCTGTAGGAGTAACAGATATACTAGACCCTGAATCAGCTGCCTATAATATTAACTTGTTACTTCCAGTAAATCTATACGACCTGGCATCATACTCTTCTCCATTTATCATTGGTTTCCAAGTAGTTTCTCTGACATCTGCAGCAAACAATATATTATCTTTTTTTTCTAGAGTAGCTGCAGTGAAATCACTACCGATATTAGCATTAAATTCTTCTATAGTTACAGTATTCAACGTTTTATTACCTAAATCAGTATATGTTAAAGAATTACCGGAAGGTAAATCTATTTCGTCAATAACATCTATATTAGCTATTTCGGTATTATCTACGTATTGTATTCTTACTATTCTGCACTTGTCAAATAATCCAGAAACTACATTAGATAAATCAATTACAATATTAGCACTTTTGCCAGTATTAACATCTTTATTTACTCCTTGATATTCTGCAGAATCGGTAGTAGTATTACTGGATGTTAAGTGCATAGTGTTACTCGCAGGAGCATACCCAGTACTAGAACCTCTTTCATTATATAACTGATAAGTGTACTATACTTGTCCAGATAATAATGACCCATTGGTTCCAAGACTAACTATTTTAGGAGCAACTAGCAATGTGCTTGGTATTATATCCAATGAATCTGGATTCTTTATATTACCTTCTTCATCTAATGCTGGATTAGTACCTTCAGAGTTTTGCACATACCTATCACTCATTATATTTAGTGATCTAATACTACTCTCTCCATCTGTAAAATACATTTTAATAATAGAATCAGATTCATAGTTAGCAACTATTTTTACTCTGCTAAATCTATTATAGTTAAGCCTTCCTTTTAATACCAGTGTGTGCTGTATTAATCCTTCTTCGTAACCTTCTACTCTATATATTCTAGTTATACCATATGGATCTGCAGTAAGTATGATACCATATTGATTAATTATGGCTGTAGCTAATACTACCTCGTCACTGTCCATGAAATCACCACCTTGTATCAATTTAGTGCTTTGTATATTCTAAAGTACTCCACTAGTACCGTCTTTATTAGTAAGGATACGTACATTTTCTGCATACCTGTATTGTGATTCTGGTATAGCAGTAATATCAATATCCAAATTCATCCCTTCGATGAAACTATTCGTCTAGAAAGTATTACTCATATTCTGTTCTAATTATATAATAACTGTTCGTCTCCAGTACTTTCAAAGAAAGTATCATGGTCATCGAATTCAGTATATAGTTTGTGCCAATCATTTTTGATACTCTCAAGTTCATCTGGACCAGGCATCATAGCTTCAGCATAAGCCTACTTTCTATAGAAATTCCAAGATCTTTTAATAGAATAATAAATTTCATTTGATAGTTGCCCCTTTATCCATTTTGCGTATAGTATTTTTGTACCTATATAATACATTAACGCTTCTTTATATGAAGGTAAATCAGGTATCATAGGCATACTATCTTCATCAGTAGGTATAGCGTGATAAGATATTTTAACCCAACCACACGGCACATTAACAGTAATGTAACCAGGTTTAGTAGAGTACTGTAGACTGGTATTAAAAGTAGCCGGATTACCTATTATCAGTCTTCCGTTATTACTAGGTACAGTATATTGATTTACTAAAGCATCTAAGGTTTGTTTAATATTCTTATCACTATTAAGTATCTCTAAAGCTTCCTTATCATCATCTAGATTGAAGATATTCTTAACCAATGGAATCAAGGCACTATCTTGTACTAGCATTTTGGGATTGCACCCACTACATTTCTTATATATACCAAAAGAGTTAGTAACCTTTCTCATTGGTAACCAACCACAGCCATTTTCAAAAGAGAATGCAACTTGTCCCAATCTATAAAGATCACAAGGCAGTTTAGCTTGATAATTCTCAACTATTAAATTAGTTGTTTTGTGTTCAAGCTATTGTACTGCGCCTATTTTCTCCATACCTTCACCAATCCACTCTTTGATGTCTGTTATTTTAATTTCGTCTTCCTTTAAATCATAATCTGCTATAATTTTAGCAATTATTTCTTTAGATGTAGTTAATCTATCAATCATTGTAATACCTCCATTTAGAGCCATAAGCTGTTTTTCTTCTACCACGTAAACAATCAGATATGGCAGATTTATTGTTTATGTTTCCCGTATCTTTAGCAGCTTCAGTAATAGAACTGTATATTTTTTCTATTCCATCTTTATAAATTCTAACTATTTTAGTTCTTTTTGCATTGTCTTTTTTATAAGAAATATCTGTCTTATAATCATAAGACCATATAAATCCACCAATGCTTTTACATAATCCTGTGCAACATTTGTTTATTGTACCTGGAGTTACATTAAGATTTAATAACTTGACTGCTTGTTTCGAATTTAGAAAACACCCTATAAATTCTCCATCTTTATTATAACAATATACATTTTTACATCCTTTCCCTATTCTATTTTTTGTTGCTTTATCTACTATTTTGGGATCTCTTTTCTTTCCGTAATATAGATCATGCAATCTTTTCTTCGCTTGCTCCGGCATCTTATGCCCAGTGTTTGATGGATGACTTGCTATTTTACTTATGTTATACTCTGGATTTAAATCTAAATATTTTTGTTCTAAATACAATAAAGTATCTCTTACAGGAGAACATATTTCTAGTATGTTTACTTCAAAATTATATTCTCCATATTTATCATAAGCTCTTTGCAACGCGATGCTATGATGTTTCTACTTTCTTAGATGAGAACGATGCTGTATTAATCTATCATAAAAGTTATTAGTACTACCTATATAAGAATGACCGTTTAAGACATTCTTAATTTGGTATATTCCGGCTTGTTTTGGTATATCCTAAATATCACTTAATTTCCACGTAATCATGTTCTCTATTTTTTATTATTTGAGCCAATCTTCTTTTATTAGCGCGAGTGGCTACGAATTGATATTTAGTTTTATTAGTTAATAGACAATCCTTTTTCGACCACAAAAAACGGTATTTAAAAAAATTACTATGTTCATTAATAAAGTAAACAGCTTTACCTTGTATAGCACTCTCGTGATAGTCTATTCTAAGACTCTTATTGTCGAAGTTTTTAGGCTATCTCTTAACAATACTTAAGTACCCTAATCTACATGGTAATCTAAATTCTTTACTATGCTCCATTATTTCTTCTACTATAAATCTAAAGTAATCTTCAACTATCTGTCTATATACTTTGTAGTCAACATCGTATACAGTATCTCTTTCTATATTAGATAAGTAGAACTAATAGAAGTCCATTATAGTATATGATTTCTTATTCATTATTGCTACTGTTTATATATGTTCTACATATCGTCATTAGAGTTATTAGTAGTATCCGTAGGCATCTTAGGCATAACATTCAGCTCTTTACTGAATATAAGATCTTTTATAGTAGGAATCATATGTGCAGGTGCTGGATATGGTTCGTCTGGATCGAAGCATTCATTAGCATCTGCAGGATTCTCCAGTATAACATCAGCCTCTATATATTCTAACTGATTATTACCTCCTTCTACGTATATACGACTATCTTTTAAGTAAGCAATATAATCCTTACATGTATATTTTCTATACTTCTAAAGTTTCATTTTGGACTCACTACCTAACTATATCAGATTACCATACATATCCTTTACAGAAATTAGACCTGTTCTAAAGTGAAAGTCTATGAGTTTAGGTAACGTTATATCACTAACATATACAAAGTGACCTGGTATACACTCTTTTCTTTCTAAGTGTATACATCTAATAGTTTGAACATACATGGGATTGATATCTCTACCCTTATCTATGTCTTGCTTAATTAGTAAAGCTCTATATTGATGTACCCACATCTCTATTTGATACCTAGATAAATGCTCAGATTCCGATATACTATTATTTCTTGCTATTAATAGTATATCATCTATTATATTGGACAATGTGTTTAATTTCATAATGCATTATTTATTAAATATATCTATAACGTATTTTAAGGACTTTTTAGACACTTTGTATGTAAAGTAGTACAATTGACAAGGTATAGTAATAGCGTTTAAATAAAAGGCTTAAAATAAAAAAGGCTAGTATTAACTAGCCTCATTCATTGCTTTTTGCATATTCTATGGTAACATCTATTTCATCTAAGGTGGAACCACATTACTTGCTTGCTTTATTAATCCTTTTAACTCTGCAACTTGTTCTTGTAATTCCTTTATTCTAGGATCTTCTTGTTTCAAATTTTCCTCCTAATAATCCAACTACTTGAGTATTGCATCGCACTTATTCATCTCTTCTTCATACTTAGCTAAAGCCTCCTTCTTTGCCTTGTATTCATTATAATTATTCTTTACCATTGTTATTATCTATTGTTTATCTGTTGCTATAGTTAAACCTACAGCTCCATCAGTTACAATAGACTTATTATCTTCTACAGATAATTTCTTCTATTCGCCGTCACACCCTATTGTTATATCAACTAGCTTCTTTCTATTCTAATTTGGTAGAGGAAACTATTGAGGAGGAAGGGGTTCATCATAAACCTTGGATACATTCATTACAGTACCTTTATAATAAGTAGTACTTTTCTTAAACGTTCCAGTTATTTCTAATACATGTATAGGATCTCCTATATTTAATTGTGCAAATGTTATCATAATAAGTATTTATTAAAGGGCTCCTAAGAGCCCTTTTTGATTAAAGATTACGCAGTAGCAGTAGTAGGCGGTATAATATGGTTTACAGTTTGAAATATACCATTTGATTTATTATAGTAAATCAGATATCTATTACCAGTGGATATTTCTTCTGTAGCCATTTGATCGCCTGAATCATTTATAAGAGCTCTAGCCCCTGTAGAAGTAGTAGTCGTAGGACTTACTTGATTAGCTGTTCTAGTAGTATCTATACTTACTAAAGAAGCTGCAGTTACTGTTGTAGCAGGAGTATTTACTATATTAAGTAAAAATATTCCCTCACAAGGAAGTTGTCTCCAGATTCTAGGACAGATACCATAAGTAACAGTATTATTGGTAGTATCAGTGGTAACATATATTGTTCTCAATGAAGGTATACCAAAGTTATCTATAGTTCTTACTCTACTTCTATTAAATGTATAAGGATTAAAATTAAAAAACATAATTACCTCCTTTCTTAGCATCCACAGCCACATCCATCACAGTAACCATTGTAACCATAGCCTGTAAAGCCACCATTACATCCATACGGGTTACAAGTCAGATATGCAGGAACCGGAGTAGGTCTTAACTGATTAACAATGTTAGCGGTTTGAGCTTGCTGAGAAGCAGCTAAAGCCAACTGATTGTTTTCTTGACGCAATGAGTCAATCTTGTTCTGCATTTCACGCATTTCAAGTTGACAGAATTTGTCATTAATTATCTGAGTCTAAGCGTCTATTTTAGCACCCAAGATGTTGAACTGAGTATTAGCGTTGCTTGTCAGAGTATTAGTCTGATTTACAATAGCTAATTGGCTCTCATAACCCTGAGTAGTTATAGCGTTACGTACATCACAGCAGCAAGAAGCCAATTGTGATGCAAGACTAGCGTTACCACTCTGTATAGCATTAATTACTTGTGCACCTGTAAGTTTGGTATCGCAAGCTATCTGACTTACACTTGCATTAATAGTATTCAGAGCATTTTGAACTGAATTAATATCACAATTCAAAGTATTAGACAATGTGCTGATAGCTTCTTTGTTACCATTGATTGCTTGCATTAGCAGATTAGTATTGGCATCAGTATTTAATTGAGAAGCAAGCTGTGAAGCTTCACAACTTCTGTTACCGAAGCCATTACCACCCCAACCGCCCCAGCAGAAGAAGATCAGGATAATCCAGATCCACCACCATCCGCCGTTACCGCCGAAACCTCCATTGTTATTCATCATAGCCATCAAAGCAGCAGGGTCCATACCTTTATTTGCGTTCTGCATTAAAGCAGCTAGACCAGCGTCGAAACCGCGGTCTTGAAGGATAATTTTATCTTCTAACATAATTGATTTTATTTAGGATTGATTTAATTTGATTAATATCTAATGTAGCGCACAGAACGACCACGTTTGAATTCTTCTTCCATAGGAAAGGATTTTTCTCTTTCTCTCTCCTTCTCAAAGTCTCTTTCATCGTATTCTCTGTCGTATTCTCTACGTCTACCATATGAAGATCTACCCATTCTACGGTAGTTTCCATAACGTTCCTCTTCGTCATCATCTTCGTACTTGCTGTAATATCTTTCATAAAGATCTTCTTCAGCGTTTCTAATCTTATCACACATGACATAAATATAGTAGAACCACATTTTACCTTCATCTATATCTTTGTCACAGATCCAAGCTTTAGCTAATTCTACGAAGAACTTCGTATTGTTAGTGCCGGTAATGTTAACAATGACACGATAGTAATCAGAGTATACCATATTCAATGCAACGTACCAATCATATTTGTTTATCTTTTCATCTAAACGAATACCATATTGATTAGCTAATGCTGTAGTTTCTTCTAATGACCAATGTTGACCTCTTGTTCCGTCTTCATTTTCCATTTTATTTACAGCTTTACGAGCATGTTCTTCATTGAAATGAGGACCGTGTTCAGCTTCATAAGCTTTTGTACGGATTATTCTATGCATATTATTATTGATTAATTTATGTTTATAATAATAGTTTATTTGATTTCTATTATTCTGGTATCAGTTACTTTGATAAGTTTATTGGAATTATCTATAGTAAATTTGCGAATTTTATCTTTTTTAAAGTCAAAGTGAAAGAACCTGGACAGCCACGATTTGTACTAATTACGATACACTTTTTTTTCTTCTATGAATAATGTCTAAGCATTCTTCAAATCTAATGTGACTGATAAGATTGAATCTTTTCTACTTACTATGATTGTCGTTAATTTATTGAGTTTTAACTCCTTACTAAAATCTGATTCTTTTGTTTGGATTACTGTTTTGATTGAATCCTTTACTTCTGTATTGATTACTTGAGCTTGTACCAGGTTCTTATCTTTAACTTTTAATTTCTTTTTGGTTTCATTAAGCTATTCAATTATACTGTCTTTACTACATTTTAACTAATCTATAGTAAGCTATAATGTTCTATTAGCCTAATCTTTCTTATCAAATAGAGATTCATAGTAACTAGTATTATTAACTAGCCTAGCTATCTCTGCATCCTTTTTTTTCAGTTGGTTGTACATAAAAAAAGCACTTACCGTTAGAATACATATGAAACTTATGGTAAGTGCTTTGAAATTTCCTTTCAACCAATTAACTACTGTGAGTATTGCTGTTATTATCATTATTGGTATTTTTTAAATCATTAATGTCAATATCTACTCCGAGATATTTCTCACCTTTAGATTTGATAACCTTTCCTAAAACTTTTTCTATTACTTTACAAATCTTGCAATCTGGATGTAAATCTTTCATAGACTCAAGCCAAGATATAAACTCTGTTCCGCATATCATACCAGATATAAACTCTACAGCATGCAAATCTATAGAAGTAACTATACTAGTATCTATTACATGTGCTCCTGCTATCAATAGTACAGCCTCAAATAACTTATTTATAGTCTTCCATAATTTGTAGGACTCTAACTACTTATGACCATACTTACGAGAAACTTTATAACCAAGGATTACATCTACAATGATGAATAAACATACGCAAACAACAGTTACTGAAATTGGTGCAAAGTAGCTAGTGATTCCCGCTAGTATTCCAGCAGATATTTTTTGTGCACTGCTGAACATACTTTTTAATAGTGTCATAACCGGATCTCCTATATTGTGAATCATAGCAAGTGTTTTGAAAAGTAAAACCCTAGCTGATAATTAGTCTGCCAGGGCTGATAATATTGTTTTGATATACTTATGAGACGTATATATTTATATATAGTTTCTTAGTCTAATTATTCTTTAATATATTCTAATAGCTCTTTATATTTAGACATTTTATTTAACAAGTTACGTCCATTACAGTATTTAATCCAACCTATATAGCTACATATTTTTTGCTTATATGTATCTTTATCTAGGTTCTATTTTTTATTTAACTTGTTTATCTTTTTGCAGAATATCTTTTTTATACGCTTTCTTAATAACGTATGAGTATGAAATACTCTATATCCTACAAAATCTATACCTCTCGAATCTACCTTAAATATCTACCAATTATCCTTAAAGTTTAACTTTAATTTATTATTAAGATAATCCTGTATGTTATAGAATAAATCTCGTAACTACTACTTATCTCCACCTAATATTACAATATCATCTGTATATCTAAAGTAGTATCTAACTTTCTTTTGTTCTTTAATCCAGTGATCTAAATAAGTAAGATATAAATTAGCAAAGAACTAGGATAAGTAATTACCAATAGGTACTCCCTAAGCTGATTCTATTATTTCATCTAACAGACTTAATAGTCTTTTGTCTTTTATTTTTTTCCTTATTATTGTTTTTAATATATCGTGATCTATAGAAGAATAGAACTTTCTGATATCTAACTTTAAACAGTATTGCGTATTTACTTCATCTTTTAAAGCAAATTTAACATCTTTTAAAGCTTTGTGTATACCGCGCTTTCTAATACAACTATAAGTTCCTTTTACAAATGCAGATACCCATATAGGCTCCATTATATTCATAATTGCGTGATGTACAATTCTGTCAGGATAGTATGGTAGCTTAAATATTTCTCTTTCTTTTGGTTCATATATTTTGAAAACATAATATTCAGAAGTTTCATATTCCCCATTTATTAGTTTTCTTTGTAGATCTAAAAGTAATTTATCTTTATTCTTATCAAATAATATTATTTCAGGTCTATGTGATTTATATCTTCTAGCTTTTTTATCAGCCGCATATAAGTTATCTAAACTTACTATTTTATCAAATAAATTATTGTATCTTTTCATCTGAAATCCTATTTCGAGTTTTCACAAAGTTACTAACACGAAGATTTTAATTAGTCATTTTTTACCTAGTGGTAAAGTCTCCTCTAACAGTTTTTCATCTTATCATTCAGATATATTTTTAAGGTTTCAGTGTACTGACATTGGCATTAGCATTGCTGAGAGCATTGTTAGAATTCAGATTGAGTAAACTGGAATTAGAAGTATTGCTAGCATTACTGCTTAATGACAGAGGACAACTTTATCTATATTTAAATTAAGGTATATAGATTAACCTAGTACCGACAGCGGCATTAGCATAGCTGGGAGCAGAGTCAGAATACAGATAGAGCAAACCGGAACGAGAAGTATCGCCAGCAGAACCGCCCATAAACAATGTTCTGTCTGATGAACTGTTATTAGTATAATTATAATCACACCAGTATGTAGTAGAACTTCCTCCAAATGCCTCATCAATTGGTGGAAACAAATCAAATGATTCATTATAGATAAGTCTCTTCTTATATCCTTCAGTTGTTACAGTACTGCATTGTAAGGTATAATCTGAAACATTAGTCGAACCAAATTTGCTTACATCGGTAGTAACATAAACGTCATTTTTCGTAGAAGTTGCATTATAATGTACAAGTATGTCTATACAATTTTTCCATACATGACCAAATGGGTTTTCTATTCCTCTGTAAGTAGGAACCTTGTAGGTCTTCTGAGTAACAACCCCTTCTGCATCACTGCTATCAACAATAACTGAAGTAATTCCTGTAAAATTACCGTGTTCATCAGTACTACCACAGGGTATGAAATTACATTTAGTTGATCCATTCACTTGTATACTACCGGTAGTAACACCATCTCCTAGACCTCCCTGATGATAACCTTCTGCAGTTAGTTCAGCATTAAATGCTTTTTGAGAATTAGTACAAGCATATTCTACTAAATATAATATAGTAAGTACCTTGTGTGCATTATAAGTATATATATTCCAATTGGTACTACCAGCCTTATTGGCCCTAGCTCTTTGTTGCATTACAGTTCTTGCAACATTAACTGAAGGAGTAATATTATCACCTTTAATAGACTTATATACATTTTCAACGTTAGACGCTTCATATGCTGAAATATAGAACTTCTCTACATGCTCTACTCCAGGTATCATAGGATCTGCAGGATACAAATTTAGATATACCGTATTGTCATCCTTCATACACTTGTACCAAAACTCAGGTATTTCTACCATGGTATTTAAAGTCATATCTCTATTAGAACCATCTTCATATTTAGTTCTATCGTCTGCTTTAAGATATTTAACCACACCATCAGCAGTAAGTGTACATGATTTCATTTTAGATTGAATCGGTAATTCTTTATGCCAAGGCATATAACCAATTCTAGTCAAAGTAGTACTTTGAGGTTCTATAGGGAAACTAACCCCATAATAATTAGTAAATACGTTAGCGTTTCCTAAACGGACAGCTACAATATTTTTATCTCCGAGTTCCATAATTATTCGTAAATTAAGTATAGTGTTTTAGAATTTTTATTAGGTAATGCGTTATATTCTGCTTGAGTCATAGTAACTATGTTGTTAACAACCTCTGATGATATACAATTAGTTAAATCTACAGTTTCTGATAATTTATTCCATTCTACTGGATCAGTATTAACGCATACATAATTAGCCCCTGTATCATCTATGTTGTACACATCTCCGACTACAGATACCTCAGGTAAAGAATCAAAGTCTGCTACAGTGCCTTTTACTCTATATACAGATGCTACCTTAGCGTCTACCTATTCCTTATTATAGGTATCAGATTTATCTGCTTTGTTATCAATCTTCTCTTCTAGTTGTTCTATTACTTCTGTATCTCCACTAATAGGAGCCCAACCAGAATTCTTATAAACTTTAATTACAGCACCTGTTGGATCTTCTTTTAGATCAATCCAGTAATTTACTTCCTTAGGATCTGGAGCTGTAACACTAGCTTTAAAATTTATGTTTTCTTTCATTGTTATATGTTATTTGTAATTCTTTTAATAAAGTCCTCGTAGCTCTCTCTAATATATGTGCCATAACCAAGAGCTTCGGTTTCTTTATATACTTTTGTAACGAGTTCTTGATCTACATCTTTCATATATTTATAGAATCTATTCATTAATTTTATGAATTCTTCTTCAGATTGTTTTAAGTATTTGTTTCCTTCTTTTTCCCAACAACTTCTCTGATACATAAAATACACGTATATAGAGTTCTGTAATATTCTATATGGCATATTTTGTGGCTTGTATCTTTCTATAGCTGCAAATAACTAGTATGCTGATTTATGAAATGTATGAAATTCTTTGTATAGAAATGATTCTTCTTTTTCTCTGGTCATTGAGTTCTTATTAGCACACCATACATATGTAATATAATTTATAAACTTTTTATTATCGGCAAGATCATAAGCTAAACCTACAAAGTACGTATCTTCATGGCATCTAAATTCATCTAAAAACCTGATATTGTATTTGAGTAAGAAACTTCTTTTAAATACTTTGGCATGCACGCAAGTAGAATCATACTGTTCTAGTTTGTATTGCAAACCACTATCATATGTTATTTCTCTTAACCAAGATGCTGCTATATAATCATATCCTTTTTCTATTTCCTATAAGTAAGTCCAAAGACACGCTACGTTGTGAAATCTATCATCTGAGTCACAATACATTACATACTCACCTTTACTGTTATCAAATCCTATGTTACGAGCAGCAGCCAATCCTTTATTTATCTATTGAGGTAAATAAATAATATGTATGTTTGAGAAACTATCAATGAATTCCTATGTTAACGGAACAGCATCTTTTCCATCATTTACTACTATAACCTCAATATCATCAAAATTTACTGCTAACTAAATATCTATAGAAGATAATAAAGGTCTTAGTACATTTAATTCTTCCTTATAATGAGGAATTATGATACTCAATTTTTTCATCATGCTTTACTAGTGTTAATGAATCCTACCTAAGAAATTATATTTATGCCTCCATAAGAGTCTATTTGGCCGCACGCTATTACGCCAGAAAACCCAAAGAACATAACGTGCGATCCTGCTCTAAAAAATAAACCAGGCTTATTTGAAACTCCTTCATTTGGATACTAACACTAAACTTGAGACCAACCCTCTGGCAACGCCTTAGCCATAGAACCAGCTGTAGCTCCATCTACTGATACCACAAGTTTCTAATCTGGATTCACATCAATGAGCGAATTAGGAACAACTCCACTATATTGCATATTCCCAATAGGCCTAGTGGCTGCAACATTTACAATTGAATTACCAAGATTATTAACTACCTCAGTTATTACTGAATTCTAAACCGGATTTGTAGAAGAACCACTTAAAGCATCGTCTATAATAGAATATCCTTGAGGTCCTTGTGGTCCAACATCACCTTTATCACCTTTGTCCCCCTTCGGCCCAGTAGGACCCTAAGGACCAGTATCGCCTTTATCTCCTTTCGGACCCTATTCTCCTTGCGCTCCTGTATGACCTTGAGGTATACCAAATCTGAATGTTCTGGCACTAGCCGTACCACCCATTGTTACTGTTGCTTTTGAAGTATAAGGTAGAGTAACAGCAGATACTTCTGTAATAGTTGCAGCAGTACCGGCATCACCTTTAGGTCCTTGAGCTCCTGTATCTCCCTTGGGTCCAGTTGCACCTCTAGAAGGTTTACCAGTATTAGTATCTCCTAAATACCAGTTACCATTAGAACCAATAGTTGGTGTTATACCGTTCTCTCCCGGATCCCCTTTATCGCCCTTAGGTCCCGATGCAGATGCTGGTATATTAATTGTTTTAGCTGCAGATCCATCCCAAGTTCCTGTTATAGCTCCAGTAAATGTCAATGCATATGGAGTTGGTAGTTTATCAGATGACGTAACTAATTTCTTCCACGAATTCCAACCGCTATCGGATAACGAACTTCTAAAGTATAAATTGTCTACATTACCGTGTGATAAAGCTATTTGCAAAGAATTATTATTACTACTACCTGGCAATGATGCAGTATTATCAGTTATCTAAAGTATATTACCTTTTTCTCCTGTTATTGGTAACTGTCCAGAGTTGTCTCTATTATAATACCCAAAAAATGAACCGGTTACTTGATCTATGTTATTAGGAGCTAAAAACCTAGTGAAATCAAATACTGATTTAGTAACTCCAGAACCTGTTAATAACTAGTTACCATCTGAACCAGACACTACATAACCGGTTGCCCATAATCTAGATGAAGAGTCTCTCTATGCTACAGAATTAGCAACAGAAGATGAGGAGAACGTAGGTTTATTAGTTATAGTATCCCAAGTTAAATCTGTTCTCCATGGAATTTGCCTCCACGGAACCTATGACATGTCCATATTCTTACCATTCCATGCGTTTCTGACATATATGTGATTATCTGTTTTACCGTCAGCTAGATCTGGAATATATATGTGTGTTACAGATAGATCTCTATTAAAGCACAAGAATTGTCCAAAAGTATATGAATTAGTACCAAGATTATCAGAGTTAGTTGTCAATACAGAATTATTATAATATGTTTTAGCTTGTTCGGTAGTAATATCAGATTCCTATACCTAGAAATAATAAACAGATCGCTTACCGTTAAGTAGCTCTGCATTAAGATTAGTGACCAAATTAGTATTAGTCATAGTACCACCAGATAAACTAAGTTTACCGGATAATCCACTATTCAATTCTGTCTTAGTAGCTAACGCACTAGTATCAGGTATAGTAGGTTTATCAGTTAAATCATTATAGTTACCAGAGAATTCAATAATCTCAGACCATGCTGCATTTCTTCTACCATATTTTTTATTATCCTTTGGTGCTTCACCTACTTCTCCAGCTCCTGCTGTAATTTCAATATTACCTGCTCCAACTAAAGATTCCCCATTAACCGTCTTTATGTTAGTACCACTTATAAGTGTGTTTTGTTTCTATGAATCTAGTGCGTATATTTGACCTACTAGGTTATTCTCTACCTCTGTAGCTCTAGCAGTTTCTGCTTCTATTGATCCTATCAACTGCTAATTAGATTCTTCAAACTCTGATCTAACGGAATTAATAGCTGCAGCTACACCTATTAATTTTACTCCATTAGGGCCTACAGTTAAATATGAATCTGATGTAGAGTCTATAACTACATTAAATTTGTTAGATGCAGCAAGTTGTAATCCATTTCCAGCAGTATATACATCTACTAAATCTCCTATGTTTACTCTTACTACAGAATCTCCATTTTCTGCTACAAAAGTGAATACTAAACTAGTAGTATCTGCATCATATACAACTTCTTTAAGGAATCTATCTTTAGGTATACTAATTTCTCCAGCATTAACAGAATCTACCATTAATGTGTAATGCAAACTATTCTACTAATCCTAGATCAATTCTACTGATGCTACTTTACTATTTTGTAGATTAGTTATTAAAGTGTCTTGTGCGTCATTACGATTCTTCTCAGTAGTAATTTTATTAGTATTAGCATTTTCTGCATTAGTAGCTCTGGTAATTTCATCAGTAACCCTTTGCCCTAAAGCATTATCTGCGGCTTTGTACGCAGCCTCAACTTCATCTATTCTATCAGAAAGACCACTATCACTACCAATTGATTCTTTCAATTCTGTAATAGATTCTTTAACATAACTATCTAAGGAATATACAGAACCAATTATTTGATTCTCTGCAGTTTGTGCTCTACTTATTTCTGTATTAATAGCATCAGCATTCTTTGATTCAGCAGCTTTAGCTCTATCCGATTCATCTTTAATAGCTTTAGCATTAGTCTCTTCAGCCTATTTAGCTCTAGCTATTTCATTATTTATTTTTTCAAGATTATCTGCTTCTGCCTGCTGAGCTCTTGCTGTTTCTGCAGACACACTATTCTATATATCTCTTTCTGCTTGAGTAGCTCTAGCAGTCTCTTCATCGAGTTCTGTTTTTAAGCTATTCGTACTCTGGTTAATATCAGATTGGTACTTCTATAAATCTTTGTCCCAAGTTTGATCGGTATTGACTATCTTAGGATCTGTAGTATCATTAACCAGGGTACCATATATTTTAATGTTTGCCATAATATATTTTATTCTTATCCAATTGTAAAATCAAACGTTCCAGCATTAAGCTACCCACTTGTACGATAACATTTGTATGTACCCTTGCTATCTACAGTTACTGAAATAGAATTTTCCATGGGAACTCCAAGTCCAGAAGATGTTACTTTAGATATATTAAAATTAGATGGTACACATAACCACACATAATCACCTTGATTTACATTCATAGAATATGTTCCATTTGGTGAACTCTTGATAGGCTACTTAGTAAAGCCTGTTATATCTGTAGAAGTTAAACTGGTTTTTGGAGAATGACCAAAAAACATAGGGTAGTATGCACGAACTGTCGCAGTAGCTGATTTTTGTACTTCATTACTTATTATATCTACTCTATAGACAACACTATCATTAGTAGTATCAAGATTATCTGTGATGCCATTAAGATTATCTATTGGAGTATTATGTATAACTACAGAATCTCTTTTAAGAGTTACACTCTATGGAATAAAAGGTTCATTGTTAAATAAGAATCTACCAGCCATTTTAATAGAAGTAGGAACTCCTTTTTCGATTATAGTGGGAGAAACTGAAAATCCTGAAATTACTGTAAATTGATTATACAGTACTTCCCATACTTCTTCGTGTCTACCATCTGCGATCTATCCATCCAGAACCTTAATATTATTTATTAAATCTTTAGAATTACTAAGATAATTAGTATCTGATAGATCTGGTAGATTTCCATCACCAGTAATACCTATAATTCTATTGGTATTTGATAATTGTGCTCTGGTTGCGTAAGTATTCTAAGCCTCTTCTTTAGTAAGATACGGGGACAAATCTATAGGAGCTTGATATTCTCCCATCAATTCCCAATGATTATTCACATATATGTACTCTTTCCATATATTACCTTCCTCTCCGTCTTCATCTAATACCAAATATATTTTGGTAGGATCAATATCTTCAGTAGGTAATTCAAGTACTACCTTATATAAAGTTAAGTCTACTATACAAGATATTACATTATCAGATATATTGATACCAGCACCGGCTACTAACTTATCTTGTTTACCTTGTTTTAATGACTCTATATCTTGATCTACAATAGCTATTTGACCCTCAATAATCTTAATCTTCTCATCTATACGTTCTTCGTATGATTCTAATTGCTATTGTACATATTTTTTAATTTTCTCTTCAAATTCTGGCAGTGTACCTTCTAATACTCGAAGAGTTTCCCAATACCCTTCCGCATTCCAAGTTTTAATACTACCACCTAGAGGATCAGTAGCCAGATCTACCCAATACATTACTTCATCTGGATTTGGCTAAATATCTGTTGCTCTAAAGTTTACAAACCTTACCATATTTTATTAATTTTCAATAGGAATACTCCATTCTTCTGTACTTAGTAACTCTTTTAATTGTTCTCCTTCATAAACTGAATACGGATAACTAATTTCTATAATATCATCGTGGTCTATTGGAAGTGTCTATATAGAAGGGAATAACCTCTCGTAATTAGATATCTTCATTATTACTTTAGTACCATGTTCTTAAATTGTTTTATCTTATGTATATCTCCGTTGGCAATTATCTTTACTTCTATTATTCCGGAATACTTAGCAGGTTCAATGGTAGCATCTTTCTATTCCACTAGCTAACCATTCAGATTTGGAAATACGTAATAAGCCTGTGGGTTAATAAATATAGGATTATATAAAATTGTTTTCATCTGTATCCGCCTCTGTGTTACTTAATAGTAATAGTAATTTCTTCTCCGTTTTCTACTGCTTCTTGCATCTTAGCATATAATGCTTTAAATGTTACAGTACTTTCCGTTACTTTACCAACTACGTTATTTTTTCCTACCAATAAACATCCATCTGTATCCGCCTCTGTGTTACCTATGTGAATTAAAATACCATTGAAACCAGGTACATCTAATAATCTAGGTAATTTTCCATTACAGAATTTATATTGTTTATATTTACTAAATTTAGGAGACACAACATCTAAAGTAACTTTATATGTACCAGTAGGTATCGCAGTCTTACCATATACTTTGGTTTTCTATATATCTTCTGACGGTGTATCTTGTGTAAGTCCTCTATCTGTATCTTCAAGAACATTGCAGAATTTAACGCCATCTATATACATATTACTTATAGTATATGTACTTCTTTTAGCTATTCTTTCTGATATTATATGCATAACTTCAATGATAATATTATACCTACTTGGATTGCTTGACCAATAACACCACCTATCATAGTAGCTATCCAGTCTAACCAATCCCATTTACCACCGTGTTGTTTATCTTTAAACTCCATACCTGTAGCCAAACCAGCTACAAATAATATAGTGAACAGAGCACCTGGCAGTATTGCGTACTTCAGGTGCTTCGTTCTATTACTTTCTTTTAACCATTTAATTTGCATATCTTGTAGTTCTAGGTTGAGCATCATATACTATACTACCAAGTAAATCTGCAGCAAGATTCATTCCAAATTGTTTATCATCGTTATCAATTTCGTTTACTCTTACTATTACATATTGTAACATAGTATATATTGCTTCTAACAATTCCCTATCACTGTATTCACTCAGCTTGTTGGTCATTGTTTTCAGAATTTATAATTTCATCTAACATAGGTATTACAGATTCTTGAACTATGGCTAAGAAGCCATTAGATACTACACCTTTTATAGAAGTTGCAGCATCTTTGTCAAGTTCTACTTCACCATTATCATAAATGTCCTTAGCTAGTTCTAATCCTTCTTTACTTATAGCAGATCTATAAAGAATTTTACCTAACTCTTTTGACATATCTATATTCTCTTCATTACCCTCAATATCTCTAATAACTATATTTTTAAAATCTATTTTCATAATTTACATATTTAGTTAATAATAATACTGAACGTTAATTTGAGTAACAGGTCCTGCAATAATTACAGTCTTTACAATTTATTATGTTACACACTTTAACTAACTTTAAAGGTATATCTTTATCTATCTGTCTATTAATTCCACAGATCATAGATTCTAGCATCTATCTATCTTGAACAAATTCTACTTTAGTAAGTAGAAACTATAACTCATTAGAGCATATAGCAGATACTACGTCTCTGTTATTATACTTTACAGAGTATAATAGTTTATTATTTACGTAATTATTTAGATCATTCATAATTATATTCGTCTCTAGAAATCAGACCCATTTTCAACTATCCAAGCAGGACAATTAAATGGAACAACAGTACTACCAGACATTACATATCCAGAAGCCATATTAGTGTATTTAAGCTGTACAAATTTATTAGGAGTTAATGTTATTATACTTAAACTTAATGCACCGTTATATAGGAATTTACCTACTCCTCCAGGTAGATCACTTTGAGAATTTTCAGTTACTATCCTCAGCGCATAGTTACCGACACCAGTGGTAGAAGTATAAAATATGTATAACGACATACCTTCATAAGCATCATTGAAAGGTAATGATATAGTATAATCAGTAGATCCAACATCATCTATTACCATTAGCTGTTTATTAGATGTAATATTAGGTCTATATACTGATGTGCTACCAGTTAACTATGAGTAGTATACCTTATCATATTCCTCAGCACTTCTCATTCTTATTACTCCTTTATTCATATCTACCTATCCAGTGACAGCATTTACCATGAAATTAGGAATAAATGCACTACTTACATAAAATACAAACGATACGCTTAAAGATCCAGTACCAAATTGCACTATTTCTATAGATGTAGTATAGTCTCCTCCACTGCCAGCTTCACTAGCCGGTAAAGTATATTCTACTGTAGAACTAGTTATAGGCATTTGTATGTACTCTAGATTACCATTCTTAATATATTTATATTGTAATTGTACAGTTGCCGAAGGATAAGTTTTTACTCCTTTAACTTTTATTTTAAATTCAGGTGTCTATTTAGTAGTACTAACTATATCTGTATTAACTCCCCACATCATAGATACAACAGCATTACGTACAGTTACTTTATATGTCTCTATTGATACTTCATCTACCCAGTTGGAATCTGAGGGCATGGTGAAATGGTTAGTGAAATTAACTGTGTTATTAGTAAAATTCTAATAATTACTAGTAGCATTTCCTCCACCGTCAACTCCTTCTTGGCTAAACATGTAATCTCCATTGAATATAAATTTACCCATGCTGCCACCATCCGCAATTAATATTTTAGTGAACAAGGCTTCGTATTTATCCATTAAGATCCATGTAGCATTACTGCCATTGGTGTTCCAATCTTGTTCTGGAGTCTTTCCAGTGCTAGTACCTAACCAATTACCGTTTTTGTTCATCACATAGTACTCATCATTAAAGAACACATATGGTGCCTTTTCATCAGTACAGGTATATGTCTTACTGTCACTGTAAGTACCTACTGGATATATTATCCTACCTTTATTACCATCAGCTCCTACCCACTTAGTCCATTCATAAACTTCATAATCTGTACTTTCTACTGGACTAGTCTTATTATATGCTATACCAATATATTTGGTATATCTATTAGGTGTATCATATATGTCAGCGTCAGAAGTAGGTTTGTTATCTGAATATTTTATCCAAGTGTATAATGTTGCTCCCGGTTTTCCGTCCTACCCTGTTTCACCACTTATTCTTACAGGAGTACTCCAACCAGATTCCAATGCATCATTAGGAGTTATAACGGCCATTATCATCCATAGTGTTTCTATACTTTCATCCACAGAAGGTACTGTAGTATTCCATCCTGCCGGATTACGGACCTACTGAGGAGTACCAGGAGAATAACCTGTAGTCACAGCTTTGAATCTAAATTCAGTATACTTACCGTCTTGAGCTACTCCATCTTTACCATTTAATGGAACTACCTCTCCCCAAACATGTACACTATTAGTTTCTCCGTATACTAAACCTATACATTGCCACCATTGCCCAGTAGAAGAATCTGGAAAGTCAACCCAACCGTCTAACCCTCCAGGTTGAGGAACTCTAAAAGTAGGTTTATCTGGTTTAGTATTTGACTACTTATATACGTAAGTCTTCCAATTTGGAACTGTTCCAGGTTGTCCGTCTTCACCATCCTTACCATCTCTAATGACATATATAGTTTCTGTATCTACTGTCACTCTATTGCCTGATCTCTCATCGTATAAAGTGAATGTCACCTGAGCTGTAATGGAACTACTGGCTACTACACTACCTATTGAATAGTTAGCCTCACTTCCGTTATCTACTTTGTATGTGAACTTATATCCAGTTGGAGTAGTACTTAGAGTTTTAATAGTATCCCCTTCTATTAATTGAAGATCACACCAAACGGAGTTTACTTCATTGCTATCATCTTTAAATCTATGAATAGCGTTTACTGAAGGTAGTAAAGAATATACTTTTGCATTCTCCCCATCTGCACCTGGTCTTATCTTATTTATAGTGAATATTACATCTCTAATATATTGAGTACCGTCATTAGAAGCTTTGACATTTACAGGAATTCTTATAACATCCCCAGTAGTAGAAGATATGCTTGTTACTGTAATTACTCCTGTTGATGCATTTACACTAGCAGTTATTCCTTCTACAGATCCTACAGCCAAACTATCTAGTACTAACTTAGTAGTACCATAATACATGCTTACTGTAGTAGTTAACGGTAATCCAGAAATTACATTACCTTTAGAATCACAAGCAACAGACTACATATCATTATCAAAGTCTGTTACTAATCCTCCTACACCATCAACACCATCCTTACCATCACTTATTTTGAATACAGTTTCTTTATCTACTAGAGTTTCTCCACTAGTAAGTAGGAATGTTACTTTTTTATCTATAGAAGTAACAGATAAATTCTAATCTATAGTATAGTTTTCTGCTAAGTCTTCGTCTATTACGTATTTAAATTGGAATCCGGAAGGAACAGAAGTGAGCATAGTAGTAACTTTTCCTTGGGTCTTCTTAATCCCACAGCTGATAAACTTAACATCAGCTACTCCTTTTTTGTCTACGTGCATAGCATCTACAGAAGGCACTAAAGAATATAATATTGCATCCTGACCATCTGCTCCTGGTTTAATTTTATTAATAGTAAGATAAGTAGTTCTTTCTATTAACTCATTGTTCCATATGCATGAAGCATCAATGGGGATACGAATATTAGTAGGAGCTGAAGGAGTTATGGTGCTTACTGTTATTATACCAGTCTTTCTATCTGCTGTAGCTGTAATTCCATCTACTTGACGTACACTTAAAGAACTAAAATTCAGTTCGGTAGTACCGTAATACATAGTCAATTTGGTAGTAACCGGCAATCCAGATATTACAGCCCCTAAATTATCTGTAGCTACCGATTGAACTTCATTGTCCAAATCTAATACGATACTACCTAGTCCGTCTAAACCATCTTTACCATATTTAGCCCATAATGAAGGTCCTGTGTAAGCTCTCCATCGCCCTCCTCTAAACTTTCTTTGACATACCCATTCATACTATAGTTCTTTAGTAACTCCTTGCGGGTTATCAGTCCAACCATCTCCTGGTATATATTCAATACCTTCGAAGTCTCCAGTTTCTTGATACGCGTCTGAATTAGTATTATTTGGAGTAGGATTATCAGGATCATTATTCGTAGCAGTTCTGTAGAATATATATTGAACTCCATCTCCGTCCTATCCGTTCTCTCCCCACTTAGACCATAATGCAGGTGTACTAAATTCTCCCCATTTATTATCCTTTTTGCTTCTGGTACTAACCCATTCTGCTTTTAATATAGAAGTTACTCCCTTAGGATTATCTGTCCAATTAAGAGGAATAAAATCATCTACATCTTCTCCTACAGGAGTTTCAGGAGCATCACCTACTCCCGAATCAGTTGTACGAGTATAAATAAATTCTACTGAATTACCATCAGTTCCAGCTGCACCGTCTTGCCCAGATATCTTTATAGGTTCTGACCATTCTCCTTGTATGTTAGGATTAGATGTAAACACTTTATTGGACATCCACACAGGTGGAGTTAATTCTTCGTCATTACTAGACCAACCTTCTGGATATACTATGATATTGGTGTCAGCATCCCATTCTCCTCCTACTGGTTTCTCTGGTTTTTCTATACTAGATTTATACGCGAATACAGTGTTATAAGTATCCCCAGGTTCTCCCTATCCAGGTTCACCTTGTGGTCCTTGTTCACCGGTTATTCTTATTGGGCCCTACCATTCCTTGACTAACTCGTTGTTTTCATCTATAAGAGCATTGATCATCCACATAAACTCACCTGGAGCTAATGTAGGCGGAGTATCTTCCCAACCAACAGGGTTTCTACTAGTTTTATTTAAGGCCGGTATTATATTTATGGATACACTCTTAGAATATTTGAAATCCATATAGGTATTAGTTTTACCGTCTTCAGCTGTGCACTATACAGGATCAGACCAAGTGGCTACAGTATTTGTACTACCGTCTACTAAACCCATAGACATCCACCATTTACCTTCAGCGCTAGGACCATCAAACCAACCATCAATGCCGGATACCCCAGGGGTAGGGGTAACAAAAGTAGGTTTAGATGGTTGCAATTCTGCTTGCTTAAACACCCATGTATTCCAATTTGGTTTCACAGATTGTCCTGGTTTTCCATCTAATCCATCTTTACCCGGAGGCCCTTGTTCTCCTTGAGGACCTTGGAAGCCTCTTTCCCCTCTTAAACCTTGTGCACCCTGTGGACCTACAAATTTAGCCCACATGTAATCTAATGGATTATTACTTGGTTCTTCGGTTTCTTTATTGGAAGCAATACCAATATACTGTGAGTCTTCTTCCGGTTGATCTGTCATCTAGTCTCCATATTGAGAAGGAGAATATTTAATCCAAGTAAATTTGGTATACTCATTAGTAATATTAGGTGTAGAAAGATCTATCTTGTTATTATTTACTACTGCTATTAAGCTATCCTTAATTGAATCGTAGTATATCTATCCGTCTTTATAGGTACCTGTAATATTTCCTTCTATATGTTCTGCTACATCAATACCCTATGGTAATATCATAGTATCATTTAATACTACGTCACCGTTTACGAGCTTACCTCCTTCGAATAACAATATACTATTGTTTGGTATAGTGATGGTTTTACCTTGTAAATCAAATTCGTATTGAATTACATATATAGTATCACTGCTATCAAAATCAGTTTGTAGCAGTATATTTTTGTTATTAACTATTCTTTTTCGTAGAATTTTTCTACCTAATCCACTATATTTGCTAGGATTATACTCTTTATCAGCAAATTTAAGACTAAGATCATCATCTACTTTTATATCCTCACCATCAGCATATACTACACTTATAGGTTGCCAATATGATTCGTTAGTCAAACTTATATTACTTGGTACTTCTTTTATAGATATGAAAGACCTATATTGTTCGTCATAGACTAAACATAATCTATCATATTCTTTAGAAGAATCGTGCTTACCGTCACAAGTAAGAGTAACTTTACCTAATAATTTTGTGTATTCCATTCTAAAAAATTAATTTTGTATCTGGTTTAATAAAGTCTTTAACATCTGGTTCATCAAAAGTAATCTAGTTATCTTTTGGATCAACTTCTACATTAGGATAACTAGCATAATCTGATATTACTACGATGTTACCCTAGAAGTCTAGAGCAACATATAAGAACTATTTTAATTCATTACATGTGCACATAATATTTTTATAATTTACATACTCCGTTAATACATTTATTACAAGGAGTGCTAGCTACATTACTGTCTATATTAACGTCTAATAACTTACTTAATTCTAAGTAAAACTGCAAAGCCTCTTTATTATGAGAAGTAGCAATAGCCTATTCTAGAAGCTGTCTTTTAAAGACTATTAACATTATAGTTTGCATTTGTCTATCATCTAAACAGGTGCTACAATAATTGTGTAATACTCTTATTTCAGCATTATAAAGTATATTAGGATTATAGTACACTCCGTCTGCATAATCATTTGCATATCTCTCTGTAGTACAAAACATTTTAATGTACTTAATATTAGTATCAAACTTAGATATAATATCTGATGTAGCAGATATCTCATATGCATACTGTGTAGTTACTTCCTTCTCTTCTCCATCTCTTACGATTTCTTTCAGAGTGAACTCACAATTAGTGTAATTCAATACATAATCATGATTATCTGGACTATCACAGTAAATATTAGCGATATTTAAACATTCGTCAACATATAGAACTATGTCATTAGTATTTACTATAGATATAGTGCTATATACTTCAAAAGTCATAGTATCGTTTTTAAAGTTTACATTAACTATTTTATTCATAATCATAAAATAAAAAAAGTGGAGTGGGAAGGAATAATCCAACCCGCCCCACTTTCGTTTAGTAAAATGTTAATTATTAGGCAGCGATGAAGTTTTCGATACCTTTTGCTACAATAGAAGAAGCAAAACCACTTGAATGCTTAACGTACAGTTCAGTAGTAAGCGGGGTGGTTTTGATGTATTGATTATCGTTACTCAAATACTTATTATCGTTTTCTACAGTAATGTAATCGTAAGTAGCATCTTGCTCTACCATTCTATCTTGTACTACTTCAGGATAAGCTCCAGTAAACACATGACCTTGGTAACCCATATAGCGTACCTCAGCATCACGTACTTGTTTCCAGTAACCTTTACCAGTATTACCAGGAGTTTTAACAATCGTAGCACCAGGAATAGCATCAGGCTGGTTACTCAAAATAGCACCAGGAATAGTAACATACAAACTAGCTTCCATATCTACTACAGAATATTCATTCAATGAATATACACCGTTATTGTCATCTTTTTCCATTGCAGTTAAAGTAATAACTGCAGCAGATGCAGACGCATTAACTCTACGGTTAGCATGTTTATTAATCTTTTTAACGATAGCAGTAGCTAAGTCAGCAGCAGTAGTGTTAGCAGCAAATACTTCATAAGTATGTGTAAACTGACCCGGAGCTTCATACATGTCTTTATATACTATTCTCAGTACATATCTGTGACCTGCAATGATAGTAGCATCGGTAAGAGTAATAACGATCTTGTCCTAAACCGGAGCTACATATTCTCCAATAACTGCACTTGGATTAGAATTCTTCTGAATTTCATTACCAAATTTAATATTAGCCTTATCAGCCACACTACCGTCAGGCATAGTAACTTTTACTTTATTCTGAGCTACACCTATATACAAAGAAGTAGCTTTAGCTGCATCAGCAGCTGTTTTGATAATAGCTCTATTCTGATCAAACAGAGCAACATCACCAGCAGTAAGTGCATCCGCAGTAGTATAAGCTGACGGAAGAGTTTTACCGATTAAAACGGTATTTACGTGTTGAATCATTTTAAAATTTATTTTTAGTTTAACATAAATGCGCGCTCATGTAAACTTAGTTCATGTTCTACTTTCCTTATTTCAGATTTCCACGTTCATGAACGCATTATTGTTCATCAGATTTCTCTGATCTTTGTGTTGAAGCAGCTTGTGCTATATACATATTTACAGCCGCATCTACAATTTCCTAATGAGTATGTTCAGGTAATTCTGTGTACTCTTTGGTTAAATTCTAACCTATATTTTTTGCAGACCTTAGAAAAGTGAGGGTATATTTGTGAATAGCATAATTACCGTCAGTATACAATACAATATTGTTTTCTGTTTGCAATCTAACTGGTCTGGCCTAATTATGATGTAAGTGATATTCCGAAAGACTGTTTTCCAGTATTCGATCTACCGTTTCAATAGTGGCTTCAATGACATCTCTAGTTTTAGTTACTAAGTTAGGACATTTATTGTCAAGTATTTTAATCTAAACTTCTTCTCCTAAACTGAATAAATAGTTATTGGGATATTGTACTATCCATTTGTTATCCTGTACTTTAAAGTCTAAAGAATTATACGTATTTGTCTATACTAATGTACGTAACTTATCAGATAATTCTTGATTCTGTTGGAATACTCTATATACCTGTTTTACGTATTCATCTTTAGCTTTATTGAGGTAGAAAAATATAGTATCTGAAGGTAACTTTATCTTTAAGTTATAACCAGGAACTATAGTACTCAACTACCTTTCAAATGCTATTTGCAATTCTCTTTCTGTCATAATTATTCAGATAATTGGTTTAACTATAATTTACTAGAGGTTCTTTGAGATTCAATATTTTCTAATGCTAACACTACAGCTCTATTTATTACTTCTGACATTACATCATCCGGTAAATCTAATTCACCGTCTAGATTAGTATAGTCAAATTGAGTAGGTTTCTTTATGTAAGTAATATTTACTGCATATTTATTGTTAGAGGGAGCATAAGCTGTCTGCTGCATTAATATTGGATCAACGTACAGTAACATTTTATTATCTTCCAATACTACTACTGGTACTTCTACCCAAGGTATATTATTATAAGTCTGTTTGAATAACAGTGCAGTATTATGATCAACAATCATGCAGTTGGCAAAATTATTGCCATACTTTAGCGTTACCGCCCATATCGTTACTCTATTTCCATCAGCATGTACATTATCTAATACAAATTCATTATATACATTCTTCTGCATTATTATATTTTCATCTGTACGTATGAGCTTATCTAATTCAGATATTCTCTGTAATGATCCTTCAAAACCTAACTTTAGTACGTTGTTGCCGCTTATTTTGTTGCTTATTACATCGTCCTAAGCCTAATTAAGAAATAAATCTATCTCCTAAGGTAGGAATGCAGGAGCTCCCCCAAAGGCAACTCCCTAAGCATTCTTATCTAGGATAACTTTAAACTAAATATGTGCAGTACGGTTATTCATTATTTAGACTTAATTTCATTTAAGATTGCCATCTTAATATCATTATTCTTCTTATCTTTCAAATAAGCTATTACATCTTCCAAACCGTTACCAATCAGATCTGTACCAAAGTAATATTGAGCCCTATTCTTTCTAATGATATTCTTTGCAATAGCTTCTTCAATTACAAAGTTTATTTCTTTGTTTGGGTTTTCTACCCATTTAAGTATATAAGATTTAGGATCTTTTTCAATCTGTTCTGTCAATTTAGCTTCAATAAGCTCATTAGACATGTTTTCAGATCTAATTCCATAAAGTCTTAAACACTTACGCATATCTTCAATAGACATCTTATCCATTTCTCTGTATGCTTCACGTTTGATCTTGTTGATCTTATTAGCTTCTTCAGCTTCACTGTTCTTATTAATAATAACATAATCAGTAGCAGGTGTTATTTTGTTCAACCCATTTGCTACTCTCTTATGTCCTTTAAGGAACAGATATTTTAGTTCATCTTCAGGTTTATCAGTATCAAGTAACACATCCTTTTTGCCGATCTTAATGGCAAAAGTATCCCAATAGTTACTATTAGGTGCTAAATGACCTTCTGCAAAACCTAATTCTTTTTCTAATCTAGCTGCATCTTCTGCAGTTAAACCAGTATATAAATTACCAGATCTAGTCCAATATGAGCTTACATAATCATAACATGTAGGCCATTTTGTAATCCCTGTCCAAGGATTTGATTTAATTATTCTAACGATTATTTCCATAATATTAAATATTAGATTATCGAGTTAGTATTTGTCTGTCTTTTCTATTTTCCATAGAAATTTAATTCTATGATCTTTTAAATTCTTAGGAGGATTCTTTAACTGTCTTCTAATGGTATCTCTATTTAAATTCAGTGCTTTGCACGCCTCTATTATAGAATTATATTCAGCAATAAATTCTCCTTGTTTACTATACTGATATACTTTTTGTTTACATTGCTCTTGTAGTTTAGATAGATGCTCTCTTTGTTTATCTGAACATTTTCCTTTTCTAGATTCAGACATCTTTGCTTTAGTTTCTTCAGATAACTTACGACCTAATGCTTTTTGTCTTATCTTATCTTTGGTTTCCTCAGATAATTTTTTACCAAAAGTTCCATCTCCACCTTCTGTAAGATTATAACCAATAGTTCTATCTGTAGAATTGTACTGTTTTATCCAGTATTTTTCTTTTTCTTTTAATTCATCATATGTATCTGCAAAATCTATTATTTCTAATGTGAAATTTTCTTCACCATATTTTGCCATTGAACGATGAATGGGAGAAGGTTCTCCGATGCGAGATTCATACCAATGATGGCGATATCTCGCACCAGAACCTTGATTGGTTATACCAATATAAACTTTATTAGTTACCTTATTAGTTATTTTATATACTTCGTTACTTTTCATATAATAATATTTTTTATATTAGTAACGATATATTATTAATAAGGTTTCAATATTAGTTTAAGAATTTTATTAGTCTTGTGCGTCCATGATCAATTCTCCACACGCACGTGGATCCCTTAACATTATTCCCATTTCTCCAAGGAAGAATACAGTATAACCATCCTTACCATTAGATCTCAGAGTATTCTTAGAGTTTGCATAACCAGACGGAGCAACTGCACCACCAGTATACCAAGTAACAAACTCGCGATCTTTACGAACTACTTTTACGATGTTAGCTTCACCATCACGTCTACCAAGATCTAAGAATGTCATACGATATGATTCTAGAGGTTTCAACGTAACAGGATGTAATTGACGATTATAAGTAACATCATCATACAACGGGAAGTACTTCAGAGTCAATTCAATACCATTAGTCATTTTGTAAGTCTTAAACTGACCACCAAAAGTAAGATTATCGCCAGAACCTGTAACAAATACTGTGTCAATAAGATTCATGTTAACCATCTTTTCTTTCAGAATTCTATCAAATTCTCTCATACCCATCTCACCGGTCAATGCAACAAACTTACGTTCATTAGTACCAAGTACATTATATGACAGATCAAATAAGAAGTCTTCTAACAATTCTGCAGTAAGTCTAGTATAGTAACGTTTGTTAGACGGAGCAATCTGTTCCAACAAACCAGCACCCATAAATACAGGACGCCCGTTAGTACCTTTCAGATTACAAGTACCATCTTTGTTTACATTGTTCTTCATGTAAACCAACATTCTTTCACATCTCTTATACCACTCTCTCATAGCAACCCATTCTTGGTAGTCTGCCCACAGATAAGATTTCTTACCTGTCTTAGGATCCTGCAACGCAATAGCCATTACTGTAGAATAAGCTGAACCAGTAATATCATAATTGATACGAATTGTAGTTAAATAATTACGCATCTTAAATGCAGTATTATAGTTCAGGATATCACCTTCTTCACTATATTCTTCTACAGCAGAAGCTAGACGTGACACTTGGCAACCAGGTTTCAGGTATTCAGCAGG